TTCCCATTCTTCTCAAATTTTCTTTCAAACCATCGGCAGGTAATACACTTTGGGCTTCCTACCATTATCTGTACTTCTCCCTTAATTACTGGGCATGGATTGGTAAGCTTCTTTTGCCTACCTACCTTCTTCGTCGTTATTTCTCTGTTCATAGTTCTTAAAGTATGTGATTAGTAAATATATCGGAAATAGAGGCATGATTAACCAGATAGTTAGGAAAAAGAACCCCACCCTTTTCATTGGGTGGGATGAGGTAATTACTCTGGTCATAAACCATGCAGGTATAGAGCATACGGCATATATGATGCCTAAGATTATCCAGGTTATCATTGTTCAAAGTACTTATTTACGATTTTGGATATCTTCTTATCTAACTCTACGATTAGTTCGCTGAACTCTTTATCCTTCATATCTTTTATCTTGGCTTCGATAAATTCCAGGTTTCTCTTAATAGAGAAATAAGATTTGAAGGCTTGGTAATCCAATTCGGATTTATCTGTTAGAGGTAATATCATACTTGATTTACCATCTAACCTTGTATAGAATCCATCGGGTCCCAGGGTTCTTGATACCTTTACTTTGTTACTCAGTACTGCAAACCCACCTTTCTTATCTATGGATTCTACGATTACTTTCTCCATAAGAGTTTTGCCGTCAGAGAAAATGACTTCTTCACCCTCCTTTAGCTTTTTGGTTTCTTTGTTCTTTTTCATATCTTTATTATTAAATTGTTTATGCAAATATACAAAATTAATCTGATTTAATGCAATTATCAATAAGAATTTTTAAATCTGCTGCGGTAAAGGATTTCCGGTTAAGTAAGTCATCTAGTTGTTCTGGAGTTAGGATTATACCATTTGGAGTAAAAAGTTCTCTTAAGTGTGCCGGAATTATTCCCTGGAATCCCCAATTATTATATGAACCTATATACAATTTATTATTTACCATTGCAGCAATATATTTCTTGGTTGAACCTAATGACTCTCTTCTAAAGGTAGCGACTTCTAACCAAATCTTATTTAAGTGAATAGAATAATGCTGAAAATAAGGTGTAACCAAGGGAATCATTTCGTAATTAGAATCCTCTATCAGAGTTTTATCCGATTCAATAATTCTATGCCAAAAAGCACATTGAAAACAAAGTTGTTTTTCCTTCATTAACTGAGGTACTGTTTTGGCTAAATCGTAATCATCCAAATCTAATGGTGAATTACATAGGTGACATGTGAGTTTCTCTTCCATATTATTATAAATTTTTATATAAGATAATAGAACTCCTAACTATCATCCAGATAAGGTATACGCAATACTTTCTTTTCTTTAATGAACTTTAAAATATAACGTTATGGATAAGTTAACTAATGAAATGATTGTGGCTCTGGCCAATGATTTAGGACTGGAGCCAGCTCTTTTAAAGGCAGTACAACTGGTTGAAGGAGCAGGTAGAGATGGATTTCTAGTAGATGGTAGACCTCAAATTCTGTTTGAAGGTCACATTATGTACAAAGAAATCAAAAATAAGTTCGGTTTAGACAAGTCAGTAGCTGCTCAAAAGAGTTACCCTACGATTTGTTTCCCAAAATGGGATAAATCGAAGTACTTAGGAGGAGCAAATGAGTACAAAAGACTCGAAATTGCCAAGAAAATCGACGAAGAATGTGCTTTGAAGTCAGCTTCTTGGGGAATGTTTCAGATTATGGGCTTCAATCACCTCTATTGTGGCTGTAAAGACGTCTTCGAATTCGTGAAAAAGATGCAGGAATCTCATGAAAGTCAGTTAAAACTCATGTATTACTACATGAATAATACCAGTTGCTTGAAAAATCTGAAAGAACATGACTGGGCAGGCTTTGCTCGGAAGTATAATGGTCCTGGTTATGCTGAAAATGCCTATGACCAGAAGTTAAAAAACGCTTACGAAAACTTTAAAAACAAGATATAATGAAGGTAATTTACAACAAATTCATCCCTTTCAAGGGATACAAGGCAATGAACCTATTCGGAATTGTCTTTGTGAGAAAAGGTGCTAAGTTTGATACTTATGATTACAACCATGAGCACATTCATCTCAAACAAATGCAAGAGATGTTGTGGATATTCTACTACTTATGGTATGCAATCGAGTACCTAATCATCATGTTCTTTGCTAAGTGGAACAAACAAAGCGAAAGATACCATGATGTAAGCTTCGAAGAAGAAGCCCATAACAATGACCACGACTTGGAGTATATCCGAACTCGTAAACATTATTCCTGGGTTAAGTATGTAAAACTTAGAAGCTACAAGAAATGAATGTATTGGGAGTATGTGCAGGGCAAGGTGCCCTGCTCTTCCCTTTCAGAAAACATCTGATTGGGAATATAGAAGTAAGAGGAGTATTCCATACTCCTGGTGAAGAGCAATGGAAAGCTAATTTTGGTGATATACCATTCTACAAAGGATATAACTTACCTCAATTTGAGGAGAGAGTAGATGTTATTATATCATCTCCAGACTGTGGGGCATCATCCATTATGAGGCTTTCAAAGGTAAAAGAATTGGGTAATCCTAAGGATAACAGGAGTTTAAATCTAGTAACTGCTGCAATATTAGAATATAAGCCTAAGATTTTTCTTATTGAAAATCTTCCTCGTTTGCTATCTTTGCTTCCTTATGAGTTCTTTAATTTAACCTTTAAGGACTATAAACTTATTTTTCATGAAAGGTCAGTTTCTGACTATGGGAACTCTCAAGTATCAAGGAAACGTCTAATCATCATTGGAGTGCATAAGAAAACCGGTAAGAAATACTTGAATGCTTTTGATGAAGTATTCCAAGTAAAAACTCCAAAACTTACTAGAGACTTGCTCTTTGTATCTCCTTACGGGAGTAATTATAATATCCCAATAGAAAAAACTTTGGCGATGTATGATTATCGAAAACTCCCTGAAAAGAAGAATCTGACTGTTGAGAAGATTCAAGTATTATGGAATAGTGCTTTCAAGAACGAGAAGAAATGGCCCATTAAAACTGCAAAGATGAGTACTCTCCCGGGAGTATATCGATTAGAATTAGATAAACCACCTCTAACTTTAAGACCTGCAGATAGGCAATTTAGACCCGATGGGTATCCTCTTGGGATTAATGATTTCAAGGCAATTATGGGATTTCCCAAACAGTTTAAGATTTACATTGACCAAGAGAATTACCTTTACTGGTTAAACAAGGCAAGGTATACAATTGCCAAGGGTTCGGTATATGAAGTTGGGATTTGGTTTAGGAGATGTATTAAGAAGGCCCAGATACCTTGAATTTTTATTTTTCTCTTTTATATATTTTCTCTTTTTGTTTAGCTTACCTATAGCTATTAGACTATTAGCCAATAGAACATAATTCTAATCTGAAAGGAAAAGGGATTGTTAAGGGAGAAGGAAAACAAGCCAAGAACGTAACTGATTGATTTTGAATTGATTAAGTATGTATTATCCTTGGCAACTGAATGCCAAGTCATTGATAATTAACATGTTAGCTTATGAACAAGAAAAACCTAAAGAATGCCTTAGTACTTTTGCTACTAGGATTTACTATTTACCTTTGCTTCAGGAATTACAAACTGAATTCATATATCAGTCAACTTCCTGATTCATCGGTCATTGGCATTCCTGATACAATCAAATTGAAAGAGAACTTCAAACCTGTGATACCCTATACACAATTGGTTCAGCCCCAGAGAATTCTTCTCTACGACTTCTATCGAAACAGTAGCAATTCGACTAAACCTCAGGCTTCTGATTCAACAGCGGTTATTTCGAATAGAATTAGTAGAGAAGATTCTTTGGTCCAATTTACCTTGGATAAAAACCAATTGAATCTAAGTTTATTCAACAAAGAAACAAACTCCTATTCAACGAGAATGTTTAACATGGACTTAGATAAGTATAAGTACAATTGGTATGAAGGTCAATTAACTCAAAAAAGAATTAGAAAACTAACTCTAAGTCCATACGTTTATGGTAAATATAGGGTCTTTAATCAAATGTTAGACATAGGGACAGGCCTTTCAATCAAGACTACTAATTTCAATTATAAACTTGGTATAAATGCTTTTCATTATCCGAAGTTCTTTTCGGGAATAAAAGCTGACTTAGAGTTTTCAGTAACATATAACTTTTGATTATGGCAAAGAAGATTAACATAGAAACTAACACATCTGCTCTCACAAGGGAAGAACTAGCAACACTTGCTAAGGTTAGTAATGATGTTTTTTACTTTAGCCTTTTCACTTATGTGATACACCCTATGAGGGGAAAGGTAAGATTTGAACTTTACCCGTATCAAAAATCGGTTCTGTATAACTTCGTAAAAGAACGTTTCAATATTCTGCTTAAGTTCAGGCAAGCAGGTATTACGGAGCTTATATCTATGTACTGCCTATGGTTGGCAATGTATCATCCTAACAAGAAGATTAACATTATCTCAATCAAGGACACAACAGCAAAGAAGGTACTTAAGAAGATTAAGTTCATGTACAAAAACCTGCCATGGTATTTACAGACACCGATTATAAATGGTCGTTCGGGAGAATATGGTTCTGCATCAATGATAGAGTTCGATAATGGCTCATTCATAGAATCTATCCCAACGTCTTCAGAAGCCGGTCGTTCAGAATCTCTATCCTTACTGGTAATTGATGAAGCAGCAGTAGTTAGATGGGCAGCCCAGATTTGGGCAGCCGCTTTTCCTACTCTTTCCACTGGTGGAGCTGCTATCATCAATTCCACTCCTTATGGAGTTGGTAACTTCTACCACTCAACTTGGGTTGATGCTATTGCAGGTGGAAACCCATTTAACCCACTACGATTGTATTGGCAAATGCACCCAGAACGAGATATTAATTGGTACAATGAGATGTCTTCTGCTCTTGGAACAAAAAGAACTGCACAAGAAATCGATGGTGACTTCTTATCATCTGGAAATACGGTCTTCGACTTAGCTGATATCAAAGCTATCGAAGACTGTCTTAGTGATTATCCGGTTATTAAGAAAAGATTCAATGGTCAATATCGGCAATTCTTAGAACCAGCACCAGATAAGGAATATTTCATTGGTGCTGACGTTTCAACTGGTAGGTCTTCTGACTACTCTGCATTTACTTGCATGGATAAACAAGGAGAAGAACAAGCAGTATTCAAAGGTAGACTTTCAGTAGATAAGTATGCAAGGTTACTTGGAGATACAGGGCATTTGTTTAACTTTGCTACCATTGCTCCAGAATCCAATGATGTTGGATTAGCAGTAACTTCTGCTCTTCAAACTGAAGGTTATCCTAAACTATATTATTATCAGAAAATGCTTAAGAAGAAAGGTAAATCTAGACCTGAGGTAGATAAATCTCCAGGATGGTTAACTACACAAAAGAACCGTTCTGTTATTGTAGAGGGACTTGAACAGGATATTCGAGAAGATAATATTACTGTTAAAGACCCTTTCTTTGTTCAAGAAGCATATACCTTCATATATGATGGTTTAGGTAGGCCAGTTGCAATGGGTAAGCATAGAGCTAATAATTCTACAGTAGATGTAGACCTAGAGGGAGATGTATATGCAGATGACTCTATATTCGGTAAAGCAATCTGTAATCACATAAGAAAAGGAAAAACTAACGTAATAGTACAACCGAAATGAAAAAGCTCAATTTTAATTGGAGTTGGGGTAGAAAGAAAGACCCACCTCCTGAATCAAACAAGGAGCCAAGCAAGCCAAAAGCTGCTGCTATATCTCCTGGTAGAGTATCAGTAGATGAAGATAACTCTTTACTCAGTACTCTGAAAGGGATGACCGTAATGGTAGATCCTTCTTTTCGTGTTGAAGTAATCCCTTTGATTCGTGATTTATATAAGGTAAATCCGGATATGGGCATTGCTTTGCAGGATATGTTTAAGTTGGCAAACACAGGTCATACGGTAACATTCCCAAATAATTCAGATGCCGAAGCAGATAAGATGAGAAAACATCTTACCGAAGCTACAAAGAAATGGTCCAGGTATACTGCTGGTATAGACGGTCTAGTTAATAAGATGATTGTACAATGCCTTGTTAGTGGAGCTATATCTGTTGAAGGAGTTCCCAATGATAGGCTAGAAGGTTTAGATACAGTCTTATTCCTTAGACCAGAGAACATTGTTTTCAAAAGGGAGAACAATGGAGTATATTCTCCTTACCAGAGGAATAAGAATTACTTTGTTAAGCACCAAGATTATATCAAACTAAACCCAGAAACTTATGTGTATGCTGGTATGTTTAATGATACCGATGAACCTTATGGGATTCCTCCTTTTATGGCAGCATTGGATTCATTAAAAGGTCAACATGATATGAAGGTTAACTTCAAACACATAATGGAGATGGTTGGTATGGTAGGATTCTTGGAAGCTAAGATGACTAAACCAGACCAGAATCCTAATGAAAGCTTACAAGCTTACCAGAATCGTCTTGAACGTACACTAAAGGATTTGAAAAGAAATCTTCGTAATGGCATGAAGGACGGAATAGTAACGGGTTATATTGATGACCATGAGTTTAAACTCAATTCAACTACCAAGGAGCTTGGTAATATTGAGAAACCCTGGAACATGAATCAGCAATCAGTTGCAAATGGTTTGGGAGTTAATGGAAACCTTATTGGAGTTAGTTCAACAACGGGAGAGGGAGCAACGGGTATAATGCTGTCTAAATTAATCAGCCAGTTAAAAAATATCCAAATGCTTGTAACTTATGTATTGGATTTTCTTTATTCTCTAGAACTGCGTCTGGCAGGCTTTGATAATAAGGGAATAAAGATATCATGGGGAACTTCAACTATCTCTGATGAAGTTAAAGTTCAACAAGGTCTTCAGTATAAAATCCAAAACCTGGATTTATTATATAAGGCTGGTATCATTAGCCAAGACCAATATGCTTGGGCAATGGGTTATGATTCTCCCGATGAGAATGAACCAAGAGTTTCACTTGAGGACCAATTTGCTAAAGGCGGTAACTCAGACCCTCAAGAAGGAACTAAGAAGAAGCAAAGGCAAGATGATAAAAATCAATCTGCTCGTAGGTCAAGAGATAAAACTAATCCGGCTCCATCTCGTGGAGACCAAAATACAAAAGCAAGATGAGTAAATTTACTAAAAGAAACAAAGAGCATCTTGATTCAATGGTGATTGGCCAGGGTCATACTATTATGGCTGGGTATATCCCAGAAGCAGTTGGAGCCCAGGCTTTCTCAGAGAATTATTACAAATGGAAGACTCCGACACCGGATACCATTGCTCAATTTGGATTTTGGGGAGGAGATATAGATTATAATACCTATTATCCAAACCTTGATAAATCGGAACTTACTCCGAAGGACGAAGAGTTCATAGAACCAATGTTTAGGTTACTTTCTGAAACGATTGTATCCAAGAACTGGAATCCTACTGACTTTGGTCAGAATGGAGTACTTAAGGCTTCCATGAAACTGTTACTCGGGCAAACAGTAAATTGCGACCATGAAACAAATATTGGTAATGCAATTGGAGCTGTATCTCAAGTAATGTGGCAGGAGTCTTATAAGTATGGAAGCTTTACTATACCTGCAGGTATCAACGGTATTTTGAAGATTGATGGTAAAGCTAACCCAAGAATTGCTAGAGGTATTCTCATGGAACCTCCTTCAATTCATAGTAACTCGGTAACAGTACAGTTTAAGTGGGATAAATCACACCCAGGAATGGAAGATGGTGAATTCTATCAAAAACTTGGTACTTATGACTCTAAAGGTGAAATGGTTCGTAGAATAGTTACTGAGGTAGTTCGATATATGGAAACATCCCTGGTATCTCATGGAGCTGATTCATTTGCTCAAAAGATTGGTGAAGATGGTAAAATCATTAATCCAACCTTTGCAAAAAGAACCTGGTCTTCTTATGAGGAATATCGGGATGACAAGTCCAAACAGTACTTCTTTACTGATTACAAAACGGACTTCAACTCATTCCAAGAAAAGGACAATACTCCAGATTCTTTTAATGATAATGGTACCCAAGAAAATCATAATCCTAATAAAGAAAATATGAACAAAGAATTGCAAGAATTTTTAGAAAAGCTTTTCGGAGATAACATGTTATCTCTGGCAGAAGGCAAAGAAATGACTCAGGAAGAAGTTATTTCTTGTATTCAAAGCTTGGTATCATCCAAAAACAGTCTTCAGACAACGGTAGATAATCTTACTACAGAGAAATCTTCTCTTACAGAACAGATTACCAACCTGAATGCAGAAGTTGCAAACTTGAAGGAAATGGCAACTGTAGGAAAGAATCACATTGCTTCTCTCCGTGAAAATGCTGTTACTACTTACAAGAAGTTGATGGGTGACAAAGCCGATGAAACTATTGTTACAATGTTGAATGCCGAAACTACTGGCATCGTTACTCTCATCTCCTTAACTAAGGATTATCAGAGTCGTCTGGAAGAAAAATTCCCAATGGTATGTGCAAGCTGTGGTTCTCATGATGTAAGCCGTGCTTCTTCTGTTGCAGAGACTGATGAAAAGACTGGAACTCAGAAACCTGCAACTACTTCGAATGCAGAAGCCAAGTCTACTTCGGAAACCCTCGAAGACTTGTATAAGAAGAAATTCAAGTAATAATCGATAAATATCACTGTTATGACTAAAATCGTAAACAAAGACCAGCCAATGACGCTGTTTGGGGAAAAGACCCCAAGAGCGGTGATTTACAAAAGTGAATCACACAAATTGCACCAAGCTTTCTGTGTAAAAGATGGTGAAACAATTTTGCAAGGTATGCCGGTAGCTCTTGGAGAAGACGGTTTAATTGAGCCTTACACTGAACCTACTCAGGTATATATCGGAGTGGCAGTAACCGACAATGTAAATCCTGCTTACCAAGCACAGAACAAATTCCCAGTAGAGGTAACTGTTGCTGTAGAAGGTTACATGATTTGTAACTGGGTATCTAATGCTGCTGACTTAAAAGCAGGATATGTAGTTCCCTCTGGTGACTTACTGAACGGCCGATTTGTAAAAGCAAACCAGTCAACAGATGCTACACCTTTCATTGCCATCACACCTGCAGATGAGGCAAACGAGGTAATTCAAGTACTTATTAAATAAGAGAAGAAGAAACATGGAAAAAGTTGATATTTCAAAATTGAAGAGAGAAGACTTCGCAAAAGAACTTCCTCAAATGGTACAGCAGTTGGATGCTTACCGTCAAGGTTCACAGAACAAAAAACCTGTGGACATCACATTAGGTGAACTTACCACTGGTAAATGGGGTATTACCCAAGATGAATTGTTCGAGAAGTTGGATATCAATCCGAAAATCGACACAATGGAAAACATCTTCACAATGCCTCAGCAAGATGTTCGTTGGATTGTTCCGGAAATCATTCGTTCTGCTATCACTCTTGGTATGCGTCAAGCTCCGTTCTATCCGGAGATTATTGCATCTGACCAGTCAATCAGTGGTCTTAGCGCAATCATGCCGATGATTAATATGTCCGATGCTGCACCTGCAAAGGTTAACGAAGCAGAAACTATCCCATTGGGAGATGTAAGCTTTGGACAGAAATCAGTAAGTCTCTTCAAAATTGGTAAGGGATTCAAACTTACTGATGAAGTTCGTAACTACGTATCTCTGGATGTATTGGCAATCTACCTTCGTGACTTCGGTGTTCAGCTTGGTTATGCAATGGATACTCTGGCAATGGATGTTGTTATCAACGGTAACAAACCTGATGGTTCAGAATCTGCTCCGGTTATCGGTGTATATGAAACTACGAATGGTATCACTTACAAAGACTTGCTACATATCTGGGTAAGAGCTGCTCGTATGGGACGTAACTTTACTACTATGATTGGTGGTGAAGACCAGGCAATCGAAATGCTGAACTTGCCGGAATTCAAAGAACGTCATTCTGGTACAACTGAAGCTACACTGAACGTGAAGTCTCCGGTACCTAAGAATGCTAACTTCTATATTCACCCGGGAACACCTGACCAAGGTTTGCTGTTGATTGATACAACTGCTGCTTTGATTAAACTGACTGCAAAACAGTTGATGCTTGAATCAGAAAGAATCGTATCAAATCAGACTCAGGCAATCTATGCTACTCTGACTACAGGCTTCTCTAAGATGTATCAGGATGCTGCATTGATTCTGTCTGCAGAGAAGAAGTTCTCAGAATTTGGATTCCCCGAATTTATGAACATTGACCCGTATCTCTTGGTTAACCTTGAGTAATAATACACCTGGTTTATTTTACAAATAATTCCATTTCTTGATGGGGTAGGTTTTGCGAGGACCTACCCCTAATTTTAAACATCTAAAAACTTAGTAAAATTATGGATAAATATAAAGTAACTGTAGGTGCTAAAGCTTACAGCTTCCATGACCAATCTACAGGTATTACAATTTGTAGAGGAGAAGAAAAAGAATTGAGTGCTCGACAGTACAGAACTAAAAAGATTCAGATGGCTTTGAATTCAGGTCACCTGCGTTTGGTTCTTGATAAGAAAGCTGTCGACAAATACTCCAATGATGACATCGATAAGTTGGAAAAGAAACTGAATGCTCAGTTCGAAAAAGGTATGGAAATCAAAAAGATTGCCAAAGCCTATACTCTCGAAGAAGCAACCCTTATCGCTGCTCGTCACGAAATTGTTGCCGACAAAGGTGATACAGTTGAAACTCTGATTCAGGTTCTGTTGGAAGAGTTCGAAGAATCTAAAAAATAAGATACCATGGACAATCTAGACTTTGTAGCTATTGCGAATGGTCTGGAAGTTTCATTTAGAGTATTAACCAAAGTCCCAGCCAAGGCCATTTTTGACTGGGACTTTGGTGATGATAAGGGGTCCGTTTATGATGTTAAACAACCTACTTATACTTATGAAAAGTCCGGATTCTATACAGTAGCGTTGAACATAACGAACTCCGAAGGACTTAACTTAAATGCAACTAAAACCGTAATTGTAAATACCGAGTCTAAAACTACATTAACCGATAGTATATATAACCTAATCAATTATTACATTCCTTCAGAAATCTCAGATGGTATGTCATCAGAAGAGAAAGCAATGTACATAACTAAATGGCAGTTATATATCCAACCGCTAGTAAATCATATTATCCCACTGGATAAATATAATGATGAGTTAATGTATGAAGCTCTAGAAAACCAATTAATTATGGAATTGGCAGCATGGGATTATCTCAATGTTAAGCTCCTTAATTTATTAACAAGTACAGGAGAATACCTAAGTCAACTTACTTCAACCAAAGAACAAGTTGGTGATGGTTCTTCTAAACCGGAACAAGCTCGAGGTGATAGAATCAAACAAATCACAACTGGGCCTACTGAAGTGCAGTACTATGATACACTTGCCGATGCAACATCTTCCCTATGGAAAACATTTTCTCAAGCAATGCAACCTGGTGGTATCATAGACGAGTTAAGAAAAAACCTTTGTATGTTAGCTGGACGATTGGAAATCTACTTACCATTCTGTGACCAATCAAGTCATGTAGTAGTTCCAAGAGTAGTAGACAGAAGAAGACCTGGATTAATAGATGGGCCAAACCCCAGCTCTCCAGTAAAACGTAATGGTAGAACCTTAATTAGAAAACGATGACCAAGACTCCTCATAGATTGGTTAAGAACCGGTCTTGGGATAGATACAAGAAGATTATAAATGATTTCTTGGATATAGATGCTGGTAGGCAAACTATAACTTGGGCAAAGAATGTAAATCAACTCCTAAGTCATGGAGAAGATGAAATCCCTAAATATTATAATATACCAATCGAGGCATTATGTTATTACAATGCCTTCAGAAACTGGCCTATTAATAAGGCAACAGTAACTGGAGAACTCGATGATGAGAATTTATCAATACTGGTTACTAAATCATATATAGAACAACTGGGACATTTAACTCCAGAAGGCTATTGGGATTTTAACTGGTCTGAAGATAGGTTCGTAATTAATGGTATTACTTATAAACCTTCTGGAGATACACAAGTTGCTCAGGCCAAGGATGAAGCATTAGTCTTCATGGTTATCCTAAAAAGGGACCGAGATACCAAAATACAATTCGTAGAATAAAATTGAAAAGTATATGGCAAAGATGTTAATGTTACGATGGAAACCAATTAATACCGGAAACGGTATTTGGTTTGATAGTAACCTGATTGTCTTGAACGGTACATCTGGAGTACATATTGAAAGTAAGAAAAGTAATTTAGACGTTACCACATTCCAGTCTATGACTGGAGGTAAGTTCGTTACTTGCTTTCAAGATTACTTTGGAGAAGTTTGGGATAAGATAATACCTCATCCGGGTATTGGCCAGGTGATAAAATTCCGTATCAATCAACTTCCAGATTATGCAATAATCAGAGGTGATATTGAAGACGGGGGAGACCCAGACCCAGAACATCCAGATATTCCAATGAATGCCTTCTGTGGAAAAGAAGGAGAACCATTCAGAGATAAGAATTCTGACTTCTTCTGTGGTAAGCAAGTAATCAATCCTTAAAATAATAACAATATGTACGTAAGTAAGTATTACACAAATGAAGAAATTGACCAAAGACTTTTACAAGGTTATTTTGATGACTTCGTAAAGGCTGGGTTTGCTGGAACTATTAATGAGTTCTGGGCATTCGTTCTTTCTATTGCCAATAAGGTAGATAAGAGAGAAGGATACGACTTATCTAAAAATGACTTCACGGATAAACTCAAAGAGAAACTGGAAGGCATTGAAGAAAGAGCAAACTACATCACTAAGCTTTCTCAGTTGGAGAATGATACTAAGTTCCAAACTGAAGAACAGGTAAGACAAGCTATCAGTGATTTGATTGATGGTGCCGATGATGCACTTGATACATTAAAGGAATTGGCAGAAGCATTGGGAAATGACCCCAACTTTGCTACTACAATTACCAACAAATTAACGGATTTACGTAATGCACTGACAGATGAAGTTAACCGAGCTAAGGAGGAGGAAGGGAAACTGAGTACCCAAATTAGTGAGGTTAACTCTAATTTCATTAAGGCAGTGGATTTACTTAATGATAAAATCGACACTGCAGTTACTAACCTTATCAATAAGATAGATAAGATAGAAGCAAAAGTCGATAAGAATACTGCTGACATTGCAGACCTCAGAAATGAAACTACTGGTTCATTGGCAGAAGCTAAGGCATATGCTAAAGACTTGGTAGATAAAGAAGCTGAGCTTCGTAAAACTGCTGACGATGCTTTATCAGAAAGTATTCACCAACTGAATACATTGCATATCAATGATAAGGCAGAGCTCAAACAAGACATTGCTGCAGAAGCCCAATTGAGAGCAAATGCAGATGCAAACATTCAGTTGAAACTCACTGAAGAAATCACTAATCGTCAAACTGGTGATGCTGCCTTAGAAAGTAAACTTTCTGATGAGGTAGTAAATCGTAAAGCTGCCGATGAAACTCTTCAGAATTCAATTACCAAAGAGGTTGCTGACCGTACCAATGCAGATAATACCCTCCAGGTAAATATTGATAAAGAGGCTCAAGCTCGGGAATCTGCAGACCAGGTTCTTCAGACTAATATTAATTCTGAAGCTGCAACTCGTACTGCTCAGGACCAAATCCTTGACCAGAAGATAACTGCCCTAAGTGAAAAGACTGATGGTGATAAGTCTGATGTACTTGCTGCAATTGAAGCAGAGAAGGAAGCTCGTATTGCTGCAGATGCTGACCTTAATTCCAAGAAGGTAGATAAAAGAGAAGGTTATTCTTTAACTAAGAATGACTTTACAGATCTCTTGCTTGCCAAATTGAATGGAATCGAGGAACATGCAAATTACATTACCTTGGTATCACAATTGGCAAATGATACCGGTTATCAAACTGAAGCCGAAGTAGAGGCAGCAATTCAGAAAATCATTGGCTCTGCACCAGAAGTACTTGATACTCTGGAAGAGATTGCTAAAGCATTAGGAGATGACCCTAATTTTGCTTCAACTATCACCAAGAAGTTGGCAGCAATTACAGAAAAGGTAAACCAAGAGATTGAAGACCGGGAAGCTGCTGATGTAGCCCTCCAGGCAAATATAACTGATGAAGAAACCGCAAGAATTGAAGCAGATGCTGCTCTTAAGGAAGAACTTAAAGAGTATGTAGATAACTCGGCTGCTACTGGAAATACTGCTCTTCAAGTAGTTAAAGATAACCTGGCAAAAGAAATCCAAGACCGTAAAGATGCTGATGCTATCTTGCAGGCAAATATCGACAAAGAAACTGTTGATAGAAAGGAAGCAGATAAAACCCATACCGATAATATTGCTGCTCTTACTCAGAGAGTTTCGGATTTGGCTTTATCAATGCAGGATGCTATCAATACAGTTAAGAACGAATTGACTGCTCAGGTAAATGCTAATACCACGGCTATTGCTACTAACCAAGCAAATATCACAAAGAACTCTGAAGCAATCACTGCCATGAATAAAACCATTGCCGATAACTACAAAGAAGTTAAGGATATGGTTAATGAGGAAATTGTAGACCGTACTAATGGCGATAGTAATCTGAGTTCTCGTATTGATACTACCAATATTGCTTTGGGTACAGAAACGGCAGAACGCAAGGCAGCAGACCAAATCCTTCAAGTAAATCTGGATAAAGAAGTCGGAGACCGTAAGTCTGCAGATACTGCACTTGAAACTAAGATTGAAAGTCAGATATCTAACTTAAGCCAACAGACTTCATCCGAGATTACTCGAGTAGAAGGTGAGGTTACTCAAGAAGTTAAGGACCGGGAAGCAGCAGATAAAACTTTAAGTGACCGAATTGATTCTTTGGAGACTGGTTCTACTGCAGATTTAAATGAAGTCAAAGCAAAGGTAGAAGCTAACACGGTAGCAATCAATACCGAGAAAGACCGAGCAACCGCTAGAGAGAATGCTATACAGGCAAATTTGGATACTGCAATAGCAAATCATAAAGACGAAGTAAACGGTTTATCTAAGGATATTTCCGATGAAGCCAATACCCGTTTAGCAGGAGATACAGCTCTTCAGGTAAATATTGATAAAGAGGTTGCTGACCGTAAGAATGCCGATACCCTATTAGATAATAAGATTGCCCAGGAAATCTCAGACCGTACAACTGCTATCCAGGGTCTTGAATCTAAGAAGGTAGATAAAGTAGATGGTAAGGTACTTTCTTCAAACGACTTTACCGATGTTCTTCTGAATAAACTTAATGGAATCGAGGAACATGCTAATTACATAACTAAAGTTTCTGAACTTCTGAATGATTCAGGATTCCAAACCGAAGCTGAGGTAGAAGCTGCAATTCAGAAAATCATTGGCTCTGCTCCTGGTGTACTTGATACTCTGGAAGAGATTGCTAAAGCATTAGGAGATGACCCCAACTTCGCAACAACTATGACTCAGAAGTTAAATGAGTTAACTACGAAGATTGAGACAGAAACCGAAAAGCGAATTGAAGGTGATGCTGCTTTAGATACTAAGCTTACTACTCTGAGTACAACTCTGACTAAGACAGTAGAGGATTTAAGAACTTATGTTACTGAAACTCGTACTGAATTGTTGGCAAGAGCAAATAACCAAGATGCTCTTATCACTCAGAATGCGGCTAATATCCAAAGAAACCTGGAATTGATTCAAGGTATTCAGAATAATATTTCTGGTTCTTACTTGGAAGTTAAGGCCTTACTCGAAACCGAGATTGCTGCTCGTAAGGCAGAAGATATTCGGTTGGAAGGTAAAATCGACCAGAATACTGCAGACCTGGGAACCGAAAGGGAAGAAAGAAAAGCTGCTGATAAGGCTCTTCAAGATGCTTTGGATGCAGAAGAAGCTGCAAGAACTGCTGCTGATACTGCCCTGGGAGTTCGTATTGATACCGAGATTGCAGAAAGAAAAGCTGCTGATAAAACTCTGCAAGATAATATTGATGCCGAGGAGTATGCAAGAACTCAAGAAGATACTCGTCTGAATACTCGTATTGATAACGAAGAAGATGCAAGGGAAGCTGCAGATACTACTTTGCAGGATAATATCGATGCTGAAGAGACTGCCCGTACTGAAGCCGATACTACTTTGCAGGATAATATCGATGCTACCAATGCTCATACTATCAATACTCACAGATTGGATTCAAATCCAGTATTGAATGGTACCGACATTAAGTTGGATGGCTATGAAAAGAATGCAGGTACTACTCCTACAGACTTGGATGTAAAGGTAACAGATACTGCTTCAGCCGCATTCGGTAAAGTACAGAAACGTATCGAAGTAGATAAGGCAGATGCCGATGATAAGATTACTAAGGTAAAAACTGCAGTGGGTCTTACAGAGGCCTTGGCATTGCCTTCTCTGAAAGATACTAATTACCTTTCAGAATCCTCAAACATTGTAGATGGCATGAAGGAATTGGATAAGCAAATTGCCGACGGTAGACATGATGAGGTTTGGGAAGTATTATATACTCAGTTTACCCAAATCTCTGGCTTTTCGGTAAGTCCTACAATTATTGAGAAAGGAGTTGATGCAGATATTACTATTCGTGGTAATAACCTATTCAACAGTAAACCGCTTGTTCCAGAAACTTTATCAGTTAAAAGAGGAACTACTGTTATAAACAGTACACCAATTGCTAGCTTAAATATTAAGGATACCCTTAATACTGAGGATGACCGTACTACTTATACTTTAAGTATTACAAGCAAGGGTGTAACTAAAACAGCAACTGCTAACGTAAATGCTTACTATCCTATGTACTTTGGACATTCTGCTAAGGCAGCATTAACCGGTGAAGATGTTTTGGGTCTTACCAAACAGGCAATAAAGAGTTCTCCTAACGGAACTTATAACATGACGGGAATTGCTGAAGGAGAATATGTATGGTTATGCGTACCTTCTAACTTCAGTATAACTAAGGTAACTTCTTCTGGATTTGGAGTTCCTATGGCTGCTGCAGCTACAGTAACTGTAGAAGGTAAAGGTTCATACAAATGCTACCGTACTGAAGGAGCTTTAAAAGCTGGTAATTTCAATTTTGTAATCGGATAAAAACTTATAACTATGGCAGAAATTCCTATATATGGTACTTTGGTAAATGCTACCACAGACCCTAAGATTGTAAATACTGACCAAGCTTGGGATAAAGAGCTTGGGAAGTATCAATCTGAAATCAATAAAGAAAGAGTTGAGGGCAATGATTCTCTGAAAACTCAGCTGGACACATTGAGCTCAAAAGTAGATAAAGAAATCCAAGACAGAACCACAGCTGATACTGCATTGGGTGCAAAGATTGATAAAGAAATCCAAGACAGAACCACAGCTGATACTGCATTGAAAACTGAACTAACTGATAGTATTCAGGAAGTTCGGGATGACCTTGATACTTTTAAGGCAACCAAGGGTCAGGCCAATGGTCTAGCTTCTTTGGGTTCAGACGGTAAGGTACCCGCAGCTCAATTACCTTCTTATGTAGATGACGTAATTGATGTATATGCAACCTACGATGTATCACCAACTAACCAGATATCTAATATCAAATTGTATTCTGATGCTGCTCATGCTAATCCAGTAACTGGAGAAGCTGGTAAATCTTACAATGATATAACTGAAGGACATCCAGGATATCAATTCCGTTGGTCAGGTACTACTTGGGTACCAATTACTTCTGGAGGTTTAATCATTGGTGAGATATCTGGTACTGCTTATGATGGAGCTAAAGGTAAAACTACTACTGATGTAGTAAAATCATTACCAAATACCCTAGTTAATGGTGTAAGAATAACTCCTGAAGCAGGTCGAGTTAATCTAATATTAATCAATGGGCATAGAGCTGATTCAGATTCTATTTATTCCAATGGCCCAAATATTAATAATTATATCCAACCTGCAACTGCAACTCAAGCCGGTGTTATGACTGCTGCTGATAAAGTTAAATTAGATACTACTTTACCGAAACAGATATCGGATGAGACTGCTGCAAGAGTAGCTGCTATTAATGCTTTGCAAGGAGAATTGGCAGATGATATTGCTCAAGAGGTAGTAGATAGGAATACTGCAATAGCTGCTGCTAAAACGGAACTTACTACTGTTATCAATAAAGAGGTATCAGATAGAAAAGCTGCAGATACTCAGGTAAGAACCGACCTTGAAGCTGCAGTTGAATTGGTTGCTGAAGGATTAAGAGGTGCTGATACTACTCTTCAGAATAATATCACTAAGGAAGTCAATGACCGAAAAGGTGAGATTACCCGAATAGAAGGATTAATTTCAGATGAAGCTGCAACAAGAGCTCAAGCAGATACTACTGTGAATGCTAAAGTAGATTCCCATATTGGTAATAAATCTAATCCTCATGGAGTAACTAAAGCTCAAGTGGGATTGGGTAATGTTAACAATACATCAGATGCAGATAAACCAGTATCTACTGCTCAAGCTACGGCTATTGCAGATGCCAAGGCTGCAGGTACCAACGCTCAAACCAATCTTACTACTCACATCAAGAATAAGAGTAATCCTCATGGAGTAACAAGAGACCAATTGGGAATGGGTACTACTGCTGAGATTATCTTTAAGAAGGTATCTGCTCCTTCTGGTTTATGGAAAGAATCTGACGAAAGACTTAAGACTTTCATTAAACCCTTGGAACATACTCTTGATGAAATCTGCTCTATACCTACGGATTCATTTATGATTCGAGGTAATCATGATATAGGTACAATTGCTCAGACAATCGAAAAACATTTCCCAGAATTAGTTTCTGAGAATGCGGTTAAACCTGAAACAGTTCCTAATCCTGAAGCCTTTGAAAAGGTAGAAAAAGATGGAGAAACCTATATCCTGGTTAAAGAGGTAGATTATTCTAAGATGTCAGTATTGGCAATCGAAGGTATCAAACTTCTGAAAGCTGAGATTGATGAGTTAAGAGAAAAACTTTTGTTCACAAACTTAGATTAATATGGGTGAGATAGCAACATGGAGTGCTGTCAAAACTAAAGTAGGCCTTGGTAAGGATTCAAACGAATGCCCTACCAAGGCTGAATTGTTGGCACTCTCTCCTACAGGAACGGGAGAAAATTACGTTGGCTTGGAAATATCCAATGCCAGTTCCTATGGAAACAATGAAACCGTACAACTTTCTGATATTCATAAGGTAACCTATAGATATGCTTTTACTGTAGTAGACACCGTTTTAAACTTCCCAGCTTTGGGAGGGTATTCTACTCCTCGGTGGTTTGGTTTAGGTACTACTAAACAAAAACAGATAGATGGAGTAGCTATCGGAGATACTATTCCTGTGGATTATACCCTATCTGCTTATCCGGACTGGATTGTTTATGATGAAGGTTATAAAGCTTCAGAAAATACAACTCTAAATCAACGTTCTGCAAGTTTAACCTTTACTCAGAATGAGTCAGGTAAACAGATAACAGTTCAATTTACTCAGGATGCAGGAGTTGAAACTTGGGAATATACTTTTACAAGTAAGAATAATTCATTAGTATTTAATGCTATAGGTGGTAAAGGTACACCTACGGAATTAACTATTACTTCGAATAAGCAAAAGTATATAAATGGTAAAGCTGTGGGTAGTCCAGTAAATGTTGATTATTCAAGGCCTAGTTTACCATCATGGCTTTCAGTAGAGAGTGGGTATTACGAAGCTTTAGAAAATAAGTCTGAAAGTTCTCGTTCTTATACTGATACTCTTACTCAGGCAGAATCCGGTAAGAAACTAACACCAGTTTTGTCTCAGGCAGCTGGTGTAAAAACCTATGGTACACCTACAGTATATTTAGGAAGCATCGCAGATATCCCTGCATCAGGAGGAACTGCAGCTACACCTACTTATACCTATTCTCAACTTTGGGGATGGAATGGTAAAACCAATGATGGTGGTACTATAAGTTCTGGAGCTTCAGTAGTATGGTCCGAAAACATATCGGGTTCTAATCTGGGCACGACTGCAAAGGCAAGAACTAAATTGGGAAGCCGTACATTAACCGTTACTCTTAATGGTAAATCTGGCAATGCTTCAATTGATATATACCAAGCAGAGAATAAAATAACTAACGTAACTCAGGGTACATGGGTAGTTTCTATTTCGGCAAACCCAAGTACATTTACTGAGCAAGGTGGTACATCACAAATCTCTGCAAGTGCAAGGGCAAGTAGAACTAACCATTGGTCTTCAGGTGCAACCAGTGCAGCTTCTGATGCTACTGGTACTCCTACTCTTAGTATACCTACACCAGTAACTGGATTCAGTTTATCTGGTACTACTTTGACTGTTGCAGAAAACACAACTGCAAATCAAAGAAGCGTAGTAGTAAGGGCAACTATGGATACCGTCTATAAAGATGTTACAGTAACTCAAAGTGCATATTTAGTAGAATGGAGATATACATTAACTACTTCTACTCCAACGTTAAACTTTGATGCCTTAGGTACAACCAAAGAAGGTACTTTAACCAGTTATAGAGAAAAGTATATCAATGGTTCATTAGTAGAAGGCTCTAGGGAAAATGTTAATGCTACTTATAAAAGTGGTTCTGCAAATATACAATCTGCAACTCAAACCGTAACATCGAAGGTAGCCATTACTATGAAGGAGAACACTACAACTCAGGCTAGAACTGGTACGGTAGTGTATGAACAAGTTGGTTCAGGTAAAACAATAACCATTACTTGTAATCAATCTGCAGGTACAGTATCCATTAGAGAAGAGTTGGTTATCAAAGAAAGTTTTCCTACAGCACCCAATACTGGAGGAACCATTAAAGCTTTGGTAAGGTCAGGCTATTGGGATGTAGTAAATGGTAAAGATACTGTTTGGCATGATGATACTCCTACTGTAAAAACTAAACCAAGTTTTGTAAGTAGTACTAATGTAACGTATGAACTTGGTGTAGGATATCGTATAAGTGCTACTGTACCGGAGAATACTTCTGAATCTCAACTTAGTGGTAGTTTAAATTTAAAGTATGGTAGTAAGACTCTTAGTTTAAATATAAAACAGTATGCTGCAAGCATTGGTTATAATTATTACTTTGAAGTTACTTCTGATTTTCCTTCTGTGGCTGCTGCAGGTGCAACTCCCAAGGCTGTAATTAAATCCAGAAGGTATAGAGTTGTAAACGGAGTAGAAGAATCATCTTATACACGAGTAGATGTATCATTATTCAGTAAACCGAATTGGACTGGTGTCTTATCCTCTAAAGTTTCTAGTACTACAGGTCCAGGAGCTGATTATGATGTTACTCTTCCAGTATATGAAAATACTAAAGCTAGTATACGAAGAGGTACAGTAGTATTACAACAGGGAGGTTCTGGTAAACAGCTTACTTTGAACCTTAATCAATTAGCTGCAAGTATTACTACTAGAGATTATATCGATTATGTAGAACCAATTCCAGATGGAATGTTTTCGGCTTTAGCTCAGAGTATAACTGTTACACTTCAATCTTATAGGGAAACCCTAATCAATGGTAAAGTAACGAGTAAAGTTGCTGTTCAACCTGATTTTGATTTGGATTCTACCGTTACAGATTGGGCTTCTGTAGATTTAATTGGTGGTAATCCTACCAATTATGAATATGATTTTGAGGTTTCTGTAAAAGAAAATACTACTAATCAAACTCGGTCTGGTAGTGTAATGTTTTATAATGGTACTGCTGAAGTAGAAAATGGTTGGGCATTTACCCAAGATGCTGCAACAATCTCTACACGGTATGAAATATCTTGGACTGCAAACTATAGTAATGGTACAGTAAAAGAAAACGTAACAGAAGTTGAATTAGAAGGTACTACGGGTATGGAAAATTCTGTAAGGATGGATTTACACATACTAGAATATACTTCTATCAATGGAGTAGAGGGTACTCCTACTTCTTGGGATTCTAGAGCCATAGCTGAAAACAACTCGGCAATAGCTTCACCCAGTGGTCAGGTATCTGCTACTCTACAATCGGATTCTGAAAATGCTTTTATAGGTATTACTAATTCTGTACAGAACTTAGCCGAATACCCTCGTACTCATACCATAACTTTATATAACACTAAAGTTGTAATTAATGGTAAAGAGGTAGGGACAGTACCCACTATTACCCTACTAGTAAACCCAATACCATATACTAGAGTTTTTGAATTTGGTTGGAAACAAGAAGGAAGTACCATTACTAATATTACTCTAGATGGTGATATCCATGGTAGTAGTGCAGGTAGTAGGGATATTATATCTTATGCTAGTTTACGAAGGAATAACGTAGAGTTTGCTAAGAAATATATTAAGCCTACATTCATACCACCTTCTGAAGATTGGTTGCAGGTTATTGATAATGGACAGAACTCGGATAACTCCTATAACTGGGCTTTCAGGGCACTAACCAATAACGAGGGGGATTCTGCAAGAAATCTGCAAGTTAGATTTGAACAACCTGGTAACGGTAATCAAGCTTTATATGCCTATGTTAGCCAAGACCCCGTGGCAACTGAACTAAATTGTGAATTAGGTAATTACTACTCTTATGGAGCTTCTGATATAGTAAATATTGGATTTGGTTGGAGTAGTAGAGATGGAGGAGATACTACTGGTAGTGGTGGTATGAATACTCCCGGAGGATATTTAGGAGCTAGAATATCTTTACCGGCAGAGAATGACTCCATTGATATGTATGCAGTAGGTTTACCTACTTATAGTAAACCTCTAAAAATTAAACTTTCTAATATTAGAAAAGTAAAAAAAATTAGTTATGGTAATAACGAGTATACAGGTCTTTCAGTAGGTTATTCTCAACAAGATTATAAGTTAGGTATAGTAATGGGTGTTGGTATGGAAAGTTATTTTCAATTAACTCCAAGTATCCTTAGTGAGTCTGGCGAATACGGTGGAGGAATACAAATCCAAGTAACTTTAAAACAAACTTATAATGGTTACAGTGGAGATTCTATTGCCGATATTACCTTAACACCTAAGGATTCAAATCTTCCAACTCTATATCTTAACATAGCCTGGGGAAATCCATAGGAGTCTATAGAAAGTTTAAAGATACGATACTATGGCATTATTAATGTATACGGCCATATACGAATAACTTTAAAAATTAACTTTATGTTTAACAACTCAAAAATTATGGGAGTAGAAGTTAAATCTGGTGGTGAGGGCGTAATCGTCGCTGACCGCGGTTGTAATGATGGTTGCTGTTGTAATGGACGCAATTCAGGCTGGGGCTCCGGTTGGGGTGCAGTCGGTGGTGCATTAGTAGGTGGTGGCTTTGGTGCTGCTGCCGTGTCTGTATGGGACAAAATCAATGACACTAAAGCTGACATTCAGAAAGTAGAGTCTACTGTTCAGGAAGCAAAGGCAGGTATCTATAAAGATATTTCTGATGCTGCTAGAGGAGTAACTCAGGAAATCAGCGGAGTTGCAAAAGATGTTGCTGGTGTTGGTAGAGAAATCCTTAACAATCGTTTCACAACGGAAAGAGGACTTTGTGATTTGGGATACAAAACCAATTCCGATATCCGGGATTCTCGTGACCAAATGGGAGCAGGCTTCAATCGTGTTATGGACCGTCTTTGCCAGATGGAACATGAACAACAGAATTGCTGCTGCGAAACTAAAGGTTTGATTAAAGAAGTGAAGTCCGAATTGGCTCTTCAACTTGAACGTTGCTGCTGTGACCTCAAGAATGGCCAACAGGAAATCAAGTGTCTTATCGAGAACACTGCTAAAGACCAGGAAATTGCCCGTCTCAACCGAGTAGTAGATGCTCAGAGAGACCAGAACATTATCCAGTCAGTAGTTGCAGCTCTTAAGACTACATCCACAACTCCGGCTTAATAATAACCGTCGTCATTACGTAAGCCAGATTAGGAAGGAGTGCATCTTACATAGGTGTACTCCTTTTTTCGTTTATACCCACCTAAAGATAAAACGATATGGAAAGTGAAGAGATTAAGAAAGAACCAACCAATGGAAATCAACTAAAAGATTTTACTATTCAACTTACATTGCCTGCCCCCAATGCAGAGATAGCAAAGGAAGTAGCAAATAAAGCACAGTCACTCATTGACCAATTTGGATACTATCAATTCTTAAACCTGGTAGACTTTATGCAAAGGAATCCAGGTGCAGTATCATTTGGTTTAAACTTAATTAATAAAAGATGAACATGGAAGATTTGATTTTTTCTAAATTGCAGAAAGGTGATACCATATACACCTTAGAGAGAGACAGACGTTCTGGGTATCCAATCTTTGATACCGCTAAAGTATTAAAAGTTGGTGAGAGCAAACCAAGAGCTACTGGCCCAGATGGAAGCTTTACAGCAAATACAGAAATCTCTATTCAAGACTCTGTATCTGCGGTGACTATATACCTTCCTACAGATGCTGCAGAGGGTATTTATAATAATGTTTATTACACTACCGACTTACGCAATATCGTAAACGAAGTAAATATCCAAAGGACTACTGCTGTAAATATCCTCAATAACCGAGAGAAATATGAGGCAATAGTTACCGAATGCGATAATATCTTTCATACTATTGAAGGCATGTTAACTCCTCAGCAACAACCATCTCAGGCTTATAAGCAAGAAGAGTTCGAGGCTTTTAAAATCGAAGTAGCAGAGAAGTTATCCATGCAACAAGATATTCTTATGAAAATTGCCAGTGAGTTGGGATTAAATAAGAATAAAGATGGCAAGCAAAAAGGTTAACATAAACCTCTCGAATAATCTATGTGATATTCAGATTTATGTAGACCCAGTTAAACAACGTCAAGCTGAGAAGTTGATTGCCAAGACTCCAAGTATTATGAAGCTCGGGTACGAGTTAGGTACTAGAAAGTTTGGCAATCAACTTCTTCGTATAGTAAGACGTAGTTTAAATAATGGTCTACCTCCACCTGGTTCCAAAGTTTCTTGGCCTCCTCATGCTACTGCTACACTTAAGAAGTATGGAGCACATACTTTATTAAACCTTACTGGTCAATATGCAAGGTCAGTTACAATGGTAACTCAGAAAGATAGAACCTTTGTTGGTCTTCCTCCAGGATTAAGGAAGATAACATACTCTGGTAGAACTTCTCGGAAAACACTTAACCAAATTGCTATCATGTTGGAGTATGGTAGTAGAGATGGTAATCTTCCACCTCGTCCTTTATGGAAACCTGCTTTCGAGGCAGCAGGTGGAAATGTAGTTTTAGAGAAAGAGATACGAAATCAATTAAGAAAAGAACTTAGAAAATATACAAAGTAATGGCAGATTTTGAAGCAGATAAAACATCTGGTACTGGTCCTGCACTCGTAATGGTACATCCGTTAAAAGTGAATGATACAGAAGCAGATAAAAAAGCCATCCTTACCATTACAGTTAATGGAGTACCTAAGACTGTAAATCTTATTCAAAAGAAAGGCAGCCTTAACTACGAATACAAATTAGAAGTAGATAAGGAAGCCATAAACATATTGGGTAAGGGTGGCTCTGATACTTTGGCAATCACTTCTCAACGTAGGGAAATGATTAATGGTACACCCCAAGGAGATTGGGAAAATGTAGAAGTTACAGCAGAATTCCTAGAGGAACCTCCATTTACTGCTGGACTAAGATTTACTGATAATGAAGAAAAGACTCTAGAGGTATCCATTACTTCTAAGAATACTACTGAACAAGCTATCAGTGGAATTCTAACTATCAAGCAAGTTGGTGGTCTAACTAAAACTGTAACTGTAACTCAAGCCGCTGGAGAAGTAACTTATTCTTACCGAATAGACCCAGCAGGTACTACTTTAAGTGTACCCAAAGACCAAATTACAAATCCTTGGGAGGGTTCAGTTGGGGCTACCTTTACAGGATATAGAGCTAAACTGATAGAGGGAACTAAAGTATCAGAAGAGGTATTACCTTTTAAAATACCCTCTATTGGAGAAACTAAAGTAATCGATAATGGAGGTATAGCTGTTTCTTATTGGTTTACTGATTATGGTAGTATAGCTAATAATTATCAAGCAAGTTTTAGTGCAACCAGTCATATGAGGAAGAATGCTGGGATATACTTTCAAGCTTTTTCTGCAAGTTGGGAATGCCAATTTAATGATGGTGGTACTTATCAAATCAATACTTTACTAATGTTACAACTAGTTTGATATCATGGTAAATACAGAAGAAATCGTAGAAAGAACCTTTTATATCTGTCTATTACAAACGGCACTTAAAAAAGGTTTAACTCTTAACCCAGAAGACTACCTACCCTTATCACAGGAGAACGAGAAAAGATTTCAGGCAGATAAGGATGCTATGCCTAAATTCATTCCCATATACGGTATAGGTAACAATCAGGTTAAGGGTGCAAAGACATGCCCTAGAATTACCATTGAACTACAAGGGTTCTATAATGGTGATATAGGTGTGAACAAATATATCATTGGTGATAAACTAGAGGGTGGGAATTACCAAGCATCAGAATTTCCCTACGAAACAAAAGATATAACTCTAGATATTCATCTGGTATCTAATACTCAAGCCGATATGAGGTTGCTTCATAATATTATGTATGAAGCATTACCTTCTCGTGGATACGTAAGACCTTATTATAATAACTTAGAAGAATGGGAAGATGGTAAGGTAGCACCAACCGGAAACCTATTTATAGAAATAGGTAATTATTATGACCACCCTGACGAGAATCATGGTCTACTTGAAAAAGTATATCAGTATACTTGTAAGGATGGTATATTACCTGAGAGGCTTGCTGAAGAAGGTGAACTTGTACCAATTCAAGATATATCCGTATTGATGGGACTAACCGAAAAGCAAGAGTCAGATTTACTTAACCTTAACGTAAAATAGCTCAATACTAGAGGGTATTAAATAAATGAGTAATTAACTTAATTAGTATAAATATGCCTAATTCACCATCTGTAAATTTCGAGTTTAAGAACGATAACGTTCTTCAAACTACTCCTATGTTAGGAGTTTCATGTGTATTGGCTAGAACTACTAAAGGTCCATATGATGACCCCTCAGAACTTATCCAATCTTTCTCTCAATTCCAAAGAGTCTTTGGTTCTGAGATAGTACCAGATGGTTCTGTATCAAACATCGAAAAGGCTTTCAATGGTGGTTCTAAGCTTCGTATTATTCGTGTACTTGGTAAGGGTGCAACCAAAGGTGTAGTATCTGCTGCAATAAGAGCTAAAGCTGCATCTGCTCCTAAGGCTGCTGAAGACGGTTCTCCGGTAGTAGCTTCTGCAACTCCAGAGGAACCCACGGCTTCTACTCTTTTCAAGTTTACTTCTGGTTCAGTTGCTGTTGGCTTTGGTTTGGTAACTAAAGGATATGGAGACCCAGTTGGTAGTGCTGAAACTTTCTCTGTAAATATTTACAAACAGGCTAACACGGTTTACTATCAAGTAATTAGTGCTAATGGCCAGGTACTTGAACAAGGTCCAGTAGTAACCTACAAAACTGCAGATGATAACAATGATACTTCTGTAGATTACCTTGCTCTAAGTGCATTTGCAAAGAACTCAGAATACATCGTTCCGGTATTAACCGAAAAGACAGAGAACATTAAATCTTGGAACAACTTCATCAAATGGTTAACTGATGATGTAGATGGGACAAGAAACCCAATTGATATTAAACTCAATGGTGCTGCTATCACTGCCGATGGAGTAAAATTGAATGGTACAATTGGTAGTGCCGGTAGTACTCCTACGGCAGACGAATGGATTGCTTCTCTGGAATTCGTTAAGGATTACGTAGATGTATATCAAATTTTCTGTTCACACATTGACCAACATCTTGAAGCATCCGCTGATGTACTTAAAGTACACAAGGCTGCAGTAGATATGGTTAAAGAACTGCAAGAATATACCTACTACATTGAAGTACCAAAATATACTACTCACTATACTCAGGGTGACCAACCAAGAGACTTGAAATCAATCATCACTTGGATTCAGACTTGCCTTGGTACTGTAGGTAACAGTAAGTATGTTGCTTACTTTGGTGGTGGTATTAAATACTATAATGCCGACGGTAACTTGGTAGATTCAGATGTTCTTGGTACCATTGCAGGATTAGGAGATGCTTCTGCTTCTCAGTTTGGACCTTGGAAATCATTTGCTGGTATGAATCGGGGCATTATCTATGATGGTAATGGTCCAGTATGCCCAAATTATGGTTCTCCTTCAAGAACTAAGGAACTCAATGAGTTAGCACAGAATTATGCAAATATAATCTGTATCAAAGATGTTCCTAACCAAGGTAAACAAACTTTGCTGTGGCATTGTTTCTCTTCTCAGGTAAAACAGGATTCAGAAAGATTCCTTGCAATTGTAAGATTGAATCTGTATCTCAAAAAGAATCTTAGACCTATTCTAGAAAAGTATTTGGAAGAACCAAATATCTGGAACACTTGGAATAAGATTTATCTAGAAGTTAAACCAATGCTGGATAACTTGGTAGATGAAGATGCCATGTCTGAATACACCTGGATGGGTGACCAAGACGCTAACTCGTACAATGACTTATCGGTTAACAATGAAGCCGATGTTCGTCAGGGTAAATACAAAGCAATCCTGAAATTCAAGGATATCGTTCCGATGCAAGAAATCACTATGGGTATCTATATTGACCAAGCATCTAAGTCCGTATCCATTCAGGACGTTAACGAATAAAATTAAGAAAACATGGGAGCAAAAGTAAAGAATCCAAGAAAGAAATTCCTTTGGAGTATCACATTCCCTAAGCACCCAATCAATACTTATCTGTTCCAAACTTGTACTTTGCCAGATGTAGAGATTGACCAGGTTGCTCATGGAGACGTTAACCGGGACGTTAAAACTGCCGGTAGAGTTACTGTAGGTAACTTAGTAGTAGGTAAACTTTTAACTACTGCAGGTTCAGATACATGGCTTCATGATTGGCTTTATTCATGCCAAGATATGATTGCTGGTGGAGGTTTGGTACCAAGCCAATACTGGGAAAATGTAATCGTAAATGAACTTGCTGAAGATGGAGTTTCCGTACTTAACACCCACCTCTTCGAAGAGGTATGGCCATGTAAGATTACAGGATTAGACCTGGACAGAATGGCTTCAGAGAACACTATTGAAAGTATCGAATTCTCAGTAGGTACTGTAGATAAGTATTAAAAACGCTTAGTCTATTTTCACTAAGATTTTTAGGTGGGAGGGGTGGGATTCCTAGAAAGGGCTCACCCCTTTCTTGTTGTTACAGCGAACACTATGAACTAAAGTATAACCAAATAACTTATTTAAACATGGAATTAAATTGTAGAACACATGAGTTTATAACCCCATCAGGTTATAAATTCTCAATCAGGGAACAGAATGGTGCAGATGAGGATATCTTATCTAATCCTATGGATGTAAGAAACCTTATGAACCTTACTAAGTTCATTCAGGCAATTGTAGTTGATACCGACTTTACTCCTAATCGTAGATTAACGGTAGAGGATGCAGACCGTATCCCTTTGAATGACAGATACTGTATCTTATTCCAATCAAGAATCTTCTCACTTGGTGATGAAGTAGAATTTGAATATGATTGGGGCCAAGAAGGCGGAGTACAAACTTACGGTCAATCCTTAAGCGAGATGTTATTCGATAACTATGGAGAATTTCCTACAGAAAAGGAATTGGCCGAAAAACCAAACGCTATCCCCTATTATCCAGAACAAGGTAAGCTTACCGATTACGAAGTAACTCTATCTTCAGGTAAGGTAGTTAAATTTGATTTGCTTACTGGTGCAGGAGAAAGAATGTTGGTTACTTTACCAATAGAAAAACAAACTCGTAATGCAGCATTGATTGCAAGGAACTTACATCTTCAGATTGATGGTAAATGGGAAAAGGTAGAAAGCTTCCATTTATTTTCAGTAAGAGACATTGCAGAGATTCGTAAAACAATATTTGAATATGACCCAGTCTTCGATGGTAACACAGATGTAGAACATCCAAGTATACCTGGAAGAATTGATAAATATCCTATAATGCTTTCACCGACTTTTTTCTACCTGACGGAAGCGTAGACCATCCAGGTACATTCACTTATATATGTAGAGCTGAGGTAGCCATTGACTATCTCAGCTTTTTGCGTCTTCCGTATCGAGAAAGGAAAAGATTTAAGGATATAGCCGATGAGTATTATGAAAACTTAAAAAAGAAAACTAGAAAATGATAGACAGAAGAAGCTTAGTCGAGGTCGGTGTTGCAATGGTATTAAGAGACCGATTCTCTAATGAGGCTGGCAGAATATCGAACTCATTTAGAACAATGATGAACGATATGAATACCTGGAATCGAGGTATTCAAATGTCAACTTCTAATGCTTTTGAGTTTGGAAAAGAATTGGTTGGAGGTATGGCAAGGGCCTACCAATATTCTGCAGGAGTATACGACCAAGTATTCTTAGCTTCTAAAATGTCTGGAGCTAATGCTGCTCAACAGGCAAGGCTAATGCAAGTAGCCAAAGAAGTCAATGAGGTAACTCCTCTTACTGCTGCAGATATTGCATCAGGCGAAAGGTACTTGGCAATGGCTGGTAACAATGTGGAGCAAATCGAAAGAATGATTGGCCCTGCAGCTAAGCTGGCTTCTATCTTCAGTATGCCTCTTGGTCAGAAAGGTGGAGTTGCTGACTTGATGACTAACATCATGCAGACCTTTAATATACCTTCACAGAATGCTACTCAGGTAGTAGACCAATTGGCAACTGCAGTAACCTCTGCAAATATTTCTCTAACAGACCTTGCCCAATCTTTCCAATATTCAGGAGCAGAATTTAGAAATGCTAAAATCAGTATGGGTGATGCAGCTGCAGCCATTGGAGTACTTGGTAATCAAGGTATCCAAGCTTCATCAGCTGGTACTGCCTTAGCAAACATGATGCGCTATTTAACACTTTCCGTAACCGGGCAGAAAAAGGGAGGTGGTGAGATGCTAAAATCTTTAGGCATTGACCCAAAAACTCTAGTAGATGCCTCGGGTAATCTTTTGAGATTAGATAAGATTATATCTATATTGGGAGATAAACTTAGAGGTAAACGAGGAATAGATATCTCCTCTGCTCTGTTTAATATCTTTGGAGTTCGTGGTACAAGAGCTGCCTCAGCTTTACTTCAGGATTACTGGACTGGAGCTAATAAGCTTACTGAACTTATGGATAAGGTTGCAGGTGCAAGTGGTACAGTAGAAAATTTAACTCAAGAAAGATTACAAACTCCTGCAGGTATTATCGAACAGTTTAAATCAAACTGGGAGAACTTTATTGTAACTGCAGGTTCTACACTTGCCGAAGTTTTTAGCCCAGTACTTAAATTAGGTTCTGGTATCCTAAAGATTATTAACAGTATGCAAGAAACTTGGGCAGGTAAATTCTTGGTAAAGGTAGTTGCAACTGGTGCAGTAGTAGGTACTCTATATCAAGGATTTAAGTTTATTCAGGGTACTATCAAGATGATTGGTACCTTCCAGGCTTTAGCTACTTCAGAAACTAACGGTATGGCAGAAGGTATGGTAAGAACTAATGTTCAAGCTTCAATCCTTGAAGGTCACCTGAGAAATATCTCAGCAATGATGATGAGAATGACTGCTATGCAAATGGCTCCAGGTAAATTCTTTGCATTACCAATGGGAGGTACCATAGGTAAAACCCGAAAAGGTACTGTAGTAGCAAGAGATGCAAGAGGAAGATTTACTTCAATGAGTACTCTTGCAGGAGCAGGGGTTGGAGCAGCAGTAGGTTCTACTGTAACTAAAACTGCAGGCCAACAGATTGCTAAGAAAGGTGCTATGGGATTTGGTGCTAGATTACTTGGTGGTAGACTTTTAGGATTCTTAGGTGGGCCTTGGGGACTACTAGCTTCTATAGCTATTCCTGCATTAATCGAAGTAATCGGTGGTCTTACAAATTCTGTGGATAAGAATACTGCGGCTTTAACCTCTGAAGAAACTAAAGCTTCCATTCAGGATAGAAATCAACAAGCTTTTGTTGATGCCGTTAGGAGTGCAATCAGAGATGGATTTAAGGATTCAAGAATTAATATATCAGTAGATGGAAATGAAGCTGGAGACTTTGCTCCTGGTGGCCAACAAGATTTTACTGGTATATCATTGGGATTAAACTAAACAATCATGGCAAGAATATTAAATCAGATAGCAGGTGGGGTTGTTGAAAAGTATAATGACCTCACTCGAGATTCTGCAGGAGTTCTTACTGGTCCTTTAAATAAACTTTGGAGGGCCAGAATCTATCTCAATAGGGCAACTTCAACCTTGCCTAAAGATACTGCAGATAAGGGTAAAGTATATGACCCAAATAACCCATTCGGACCCAGAGCTAATTCAAAGAATCCCAAGTTAAATCAAAGGATTCAGGCTCAATATCGAATGGAATTAAAACATCAAATAGAAGGTGGAGTTCCTTTTGGGTACGAAGAAATGGACCCGGCTAAAGGTCAGAATGTTACGAAGAATAAAGAACTCTTCTTGGTAATGCCAGAAGTAAGAAACATGAATCAGGTAGTGATTTATAATCTTACAGCTAGCCCATATCAATATATCACTCTTCAGAACAGACCACCTTCAATTGATTTCCGAGGAGAAACTACTTGGGCAACGATTAAATCAATGGGACGTAATACTCCCATGTACCATTATACTGGTAGTGAAGATATAATTCAATTCAATGTATCTTGGTTCTGTAATGACCCAGATAATCCAAAAGAGGTAATTACTAAATGCCGATTATTGGAAATGTGGACTAAGGCAAACTCTTATCAAGCAAGCCCTCCGATTTTAAAAATCGAGTGGGGTAGTTCTGGTATATTCGATAATCATCAGTACATTCTTACATCTGCAACCTATACCCTGAATAATTTCAGAAATGCCTCAAGGACTCGAGTAGCGGGTAAGTCATGTACAATTGAGGATTTAAAGTTATTGCCTGCAGCTGCAACTCAGGAATTAATCTTCAAAAGAGTAAGTGCTTATAACTTATCTTATCAAGATATTGTAACTGAAGAAGACTTAAAGAATACGAAAGGGATACAGATATGATAGACTTAAATCAATACATGACAGGAGCAAGTCCTTATGATGGAGCTATTGCTCTTAAGTATGATGAAGGAGATTATTCTTTAGAGGTAACTCCTCCTAATGTTCCTTATACAGATAACGATAAACAACATACTGTATTAGATGGAGAAACCTTACAGAATATTGCTTATCGTTATTATGGTGATTCTGGTAAATGGTATTTGATTGCCGAAGCTAATAATATCTTGAACCCTTTTCAAGAATTAGAACCTTATCAAATTTTAAGAATACCTATGTATGGCGGCAACTAGAAAACCTAACCAACCAATACTTTATAATGGAACAGCAACACCTTACATGGCTCTGTTCAATTCTGGAGGTATGCCTATAATGAATCCCATTACTGGCATACCTCTTGGCGCTTATATAAGTAATTGGAGCTACAAGTATGATGAGGAGAAAGAGAACTTAGCTACCATTACATTTGATACTGGAGACCCTGATACTGTAGATATCGAAGATCTCCAGGAAAGCTCAATTATTTACCTTCAGTGGGGATACATATATCCAGATGGTCAATTTATCTCTAGCCCAGTACGAAGTATCAAGGTTAGAGATTTGGATTGTGTATTCGATTCTACTGGTACTCATGTGACGATTAAGTGTATAGATACAGTTGGAGATTTAAGATTCCAACCACCTTACACTCATTCAGATTTATCAGAACACAGTTTATCCAACTTCTTGGATAATGGTTGTAACGATGATATAGGCGTAATCATAGAAATATTTCAGTAATGGCTAAACAAATAATAAGTAATAAAGTTTACGAGTCACTACAGGTCCCGACAGAACAAAGTCGAACTACTACTGGAAAGATACTTTACGCTAACAGGTTTAGTGGAGTAGCTCAAGTAGCTATGCCCAGTGATTTAAAGTCCTTGATAGATAGTGACTTGGGATTAATAGGAAATAACATCTTAGTTCAATTAGAACAAAAGATGAAAGGGTATGCAAATGGTCCTTGGTATATTGATTCCCGGGATGGTGTAATATACATACACAACCGTAAGTTTCAAGAAGAACCAGAATACAATTATATCTACCAATCAGAAAATGGAGAAGTACTTAGAGTATCATTCAGTACTCAGAAAGTAACCAAAAGGGTAAAGGCTCAATTAACTCAAGCCTTAGACCCAGAAGATAAAGGTTTAATTGTAGGTTCAACAGATATCACAGAACCCGAAAAAGAGAAAGAGGAAGTAACTTTACTCAAACCCTTTGTAGCTCAAGTAGATAATACAATGGTAGTAAATTATGGTAGTGTACCTTACGAAGATTATCGTAGTCATCCTACTACTAATATTGCTGCCGAGATGGAAGCTGAACAAAGGTATGGAGCTAAAGCTCAGAAGTATAATTCTGCAATGAAAGAGTATGGTTCTCAGAAACCCTATGTTGCTTACAATGCAGGTAAACAAGAGGCTTTAGATAATCTGAGTACTGAGCAATATCGAGAAGCAATTAATACTGCTGTAAACAATTTACCGAACGATAAGAAAAGGGTTATTCAGCAAATCTTGAAGAACTCTAAGAACGGTAAAGAGTTAGAAAGTAATCTTAGGCAATTACTAGAAAACGAAAGATACCTATTTACTGGAGAATATAAAATGGAATACCTTGCAGAAGAATGGGTAGACCCAAGAGAATATGACCCAGAAGGTGGAACTATAACTCACATGGTGAATATCAGAACTTTTTCAAGTAATCCTTATGAAAAACAAATGATAGATAACCAATCTCAGAGAGGTATATCTGCAATGGAAAAGAATCCATATATTACTGTATACCCTGATACCTATAAAGTAGAGTATTCTGGAGATGGGGTTACTACACCCACTATGACTCGAAAGGTTAAAGCTAAAGTTAAGATACGAAGAATGAAGAAGGTACCATTCTTAGTACCAATCTATAAGTTATATCATAATCTCTTTAGTAGATACGGTGGAGCAGATAAGGTTACTTGGGCAATGAATGCTAATGCCAATGGAGGTCTTAAGATATCCGAAAGAAAGTTGGTATGCCAAATGACTGTAGTAGGTAGACCTTCATTACAATCTTCTCAGATAATATCTTTAGAGAATGTAGGAAAAAGGTGGTCAGGCTTTTGGTATATCAAGTCAGTACAACATTCAATGGATGCAGGTCAAGGTTATCTCTGTACATTAGACTTGGTTAAGAATAATGCAAGGGATGGACAGACTACATCTAAGACCCAACTTAGTACTCAGGACATTGTAAGTAATGATGCTAAGGATTCTGCTAAAACTGACTTTGGTAAGAACAAGAAGAATACTGCTAATGATTCCGATATTGTACATGACTTTACCTACAATGAAGTAGTATACTTCGTAGAAAGATACATGGATGATAAGGGTAGAATTATCGATAAGAAAGGTGCAGGAGAGTTCTTACAGAATAAGTTCTATTATGATGAGATAAATGCTAAAGACCCTCAGGCTCTTGCTGCAGGTACAGTTCGTACAGAAGGTACAGTAGTAACTTCAAATGGTACAGCAATCTATGGTAAGACCAATGTGGTAAAGGCAGACCAATCGAAGGTTACTCCTTCTATGAAAGAAAGGTATAACTTTGATGAGTTTAATTGGGCAATGAAAGCTTATGAACGATATAAATCCAACAAGAAATAATGTACTCAACAGCTAAACTATTAACAGAAGAGGGTATCGAAGGTTTAGGTAGATACTACTCTGTCTACCGTGGTATAGTGGTAGATAATAATGATACGGAGAAACATATGAACCGTATCAAGGTATGCTGTCCAGAAGTCATGGGTGGAATTATTACATGGGCCTATGCAAAAGGCCAACATGGTTCTATCAACAATGGGTTCAAGTACTTAGCTCCTAAGGTTGGAGATATAGTATTTGTTACTTTTGAATTTGGAGACCCAACTAAACCCCTATGGGAATATCATGGTTGGGGACTACAACAAATACCAGACCCTTTGGATGGTCCTAATAAAATGGGTATTATAACTCCAGAAGGGAATGTAATGGTACTTGATGATGATAATGGAAAGCTAACTGTTTATATAAATGGAGATGTAGGCATTGCTGCTAAAGGAAACATTTCTATTCAAGCACAAGGAGATGTAAGTGTAGGTTCTGGTGATACAGTAATCTTAAATAAGGGGGAGAATCAAGGAGTAGTTAATATCAAAGAACTAACCGAGAAACTCAATAATACCATTAAAGAACTGGAAACTCTAAGAACTTTATTCAATTCTCACGTACACTCGGGTGTAACTACTGGACCCGGTTCTTCAGGTCCTACCGTAACTCAAGCAAGTCAACCGTTCTCTACTTTCAAACAAGAAGATTATGAGGACATTAAATGTATACACTAATGGATAACTATCTTACTAACATTGTTGGAAAGGGTATGATATTCCCTATTCAACTTACAAGAAACGAAAATGGTGAAACAGGTTGGTATCCTGTTAATGGTGATATGGCTTTGGTAAGAAATAATATAAGCTCTATAATGTATTATTTAATAGGACAACGATTTCGACAGGAAAACTTTGGGAATCGCCTATGGGAATGTATAGAAGAGCCAAATACACAAGCCCTAAGTTTTATTATTAAAGAGTTTATTAAAAGCTCAATTGGTGCATGGGAACAAAGGATTACCTTTAAGGGTATCACCGTTTCTAGACAAGGTGCTAAAATAAACATAGAAGTTCATTATGTAGTTAATGAAACTTCTACTAGTCAGTACCTGTACCTGACCTACGATAAAAATGAAAATTCATTAAACTCTTATTAATATGGGAATCACTAATAAATGGCTCAACCCTTATCAGAGGTCTTACCAACAGATTAAGGCCAAGCTGATAGAATCACTTACGAATATCAAAGACAAAGATGGCAATGTACTCGTAACTGATTACTCGGAAGGAAATATATTAATCATTATCCTTTCATTGTTTGCGGCAATTGCCGAAGTTCTTCACTACTACATTGATAATATGGCAAGGGAATCCTTCTTACCTACTGCTCGTAAATACAGTTCAGTAGTTAGGCATGGAGCTTTGGTAGATTATCATGCAAGAGGTGCTATTGCAGCATCAGTAGATTTGGTAGTATCCAGGGATGTATCTGGAGATTCTATTGGTGCTAAATTAACTATACCCTCTGGAACTTTATTTACAGATTCTAATGGTAACAAATGGTTATCTTCTAGGGATGTAACTTGGTATGCTAATGTAACTACTTGTAAAGTTCCAGTTGTACAACATGAATTATATACCGAAAGCCAGATAAATGGAATGGTTATACCTTCAGATGAAAGGGTAACTATTACCCTGGGTACATTACCTAATGGTAAGTACTACGAACATGGAACTATGAGTATGAAGATTGGTGGAGAATCTTGGGTATTGGTGAATACCTTTGCTTATTCAAAACCCACCGATAAACATTTCATGGTTACTATGGATGAAGCTTTAAATCCATATATCTTATTTGGTGATGGTAAATATGGACAGAAGCCTGCAGCTAATGCCAAGATATCTGAGGTTAAGTTCTACCTTACTACTGGTATCAATGGTAATGTAAAATCTGGTATGATTACTTCTGTACCTTCAGTTATATCTTCATCAGTAACAGATGCTACTGTATCTAATACTTATGCTGCAGGTGGAGGTTCATCCTATGAGAATTTTAGTATGCTCAAGGAACACATACCTTTGAGTGTAAAGACTATGGGAGTAGCTATTACCAAACAGGACTTCATAGACTTAGCTAAACTGGTTGATGGGGTTAGTAAGGCAAAGGCAGAATACGAATGTGGTAGAAAACTAATCGTTTATATATCTCCTGATAATGGAGCTACTGCTGACTCTAACCTTATTCAAAAAGTATATGATGTATTACATCAGAACTCACCACTTACTACTTGGTTAACCGTTAAGTCTGCAGGTAAAGTAAATATTATCTTGGATGTAGAAGTTACTGGGAAGAAGTCTTATAAAACTTCAGAAATACAATCACAGATTCTTAGTGCATTATTTAATGCTTATTCTCCGGAGAACTCAGACATTGGTGGCAGCGTAAGAATCTCTGATATCTATGCACTCATAGATAATCTTGAATCAGTAGATTATTTACACTTGAAGAAGTTCTATACTAAACCATGGCCTACTACCGTATATGGTAACAAGGAATTAATCCTTGGTCAATTCCAATTGGATGAGGCTAAGGGTAGTATGTCTTACTTTATCTCTTTCTCTTCAGGTACTCAGTTTACAGTACGTTCAGTTAAGGGAGGCTTTTTTTATGATGGCCAAGTGGGTAAGACTACACAGATTAGAGATACTATAAATGGATTTGTATTTGCCTTGGATATCCAGAACAATGGTTATCAATCCGGATTTAGATATACCATAACCATTGCAGAACCTAACAAGGATTATACAGACCCAGGTTATAATATTCCGGTATTCGAAGACTCAAGTCAGTTAACACTTAAAGTAAACGAAATAGTATGATAAATCTTAAAAACCTAATTGATTTCTTACCTTTCGAATTTAAAGAGCAAGATACTTATAAAGTCGACGGTAAGGGCATATTAGAAAGATTTCTAGAAATTTGTGGTAACTATTTCCAAGAAGATATAACTAAAGATATTGATAATATTCTAGATATAATCGATATTGATAAAACTCAGCAGAGGTATTTAAATTACCTCTGGGAGTTCTTGGGAGCATTACCATTTGCTAGAACCGGAGAACACAAGGGAGTTCCCAACTTAAGTGATGAACAGATTCGAACTATCTTAAAGTATTCAATCTCATTACTTAAGATTCGTGGCTCAAGAAAGTTCTTCGAAATTCTTTTTAATATGTATGGGCTAACCTGTACAATTACAGACCCAACCGATGGAGAGATGGATAAATGGGAAAAGGTAGACCCCTTATATGATACCGATTATTCTCAGTACGACAAATACAACTATGATAAGATTTATGGTTGTGCTCAATGTATAGAGGTAGGTATTTCTATAAGCGGTCATGGGTTTACTTCCCCCACTCCAGAGTTCAAAGCTTTCAAACAATCAATTGATAAGTTATTCGATAGATTCTTACCATACAATGTATCTGGGAAGATTGCTTATGGATTTGATTTGGCTTACAATTATAAAATTGTAGCTGAACCTCTTATCAGTCCTGCAAAGATTGTAACAGGACATATAACAGAAGTACCCATTAGAGTAACTATTACTTCTGATTACGATGATGCCGATTTAAGATATCAGGTAACTGGATATGACCCATCTGAGAATAAGTGGAGCTCAAAGAAATATGAAAGCGGTTCTATTTTCTATGCAAGAAAGGGTGACCAAAGATATTACTTTCGAAGTGTAGGAGATAATTTAGTAACTACTTATGTAGATGTAGGTTTAGAGTATTACACTAAATCTTATCACATATATGCCGACTTGGTAGAAGGAGGAACAGACCCAGATAATTTAGTAATTACAGGCACTAATCCAGTAATCAAGGTAAAAGTGACTGCCAACATGAATTATCAAGGCAATATTAAACCCGTATCGGTACAGTTACTTAATACTTATGAAACTAAAGATTCGGGTTCTGTTTGGGAAATAACTTCTGCAGGTACTTACGAATGGGTTATTGCAGACTTTCCTGCAAAGAAGGTTACTCTAAAGGTAACGGCAATTGCTACTAACTATACGGTATTCTGTGAACCTCGGAATATAAATCTTACCAACGGTGAAAAGTCTTTGATAACTATTCGTTCTTCAGACCCTAACGAAAATACAAGTCAACTCATTGCCGTATGTATTTCAGACCCAGGTATTTTAGTTCGTAATGGTCAAAGATGGGCACCAACTACTACTGGTACATTCCAATTTAGATGTACTAAAGATGACTCAGGTAATGCTAGTAATTATGGTACAGTAGTAGCTTACAGATTAGGTTATACGATTAACTACGATATAGGCGTATCAAACAAACGATTAAACCTAAATGCTCAAGGTTCTGCATCAGTTAATCTTTGGGTTACATCGGGTATTTATTATTCTACTTTCGAAAGTGCAAACTTAGGTAGTTATTTTGATACCGAGGTGACCATTTACAAAAGGAATACCCAAGGTACTTGGGTAAAACTTGGTACTTTAGAATTAACTAATCGCTATGTAGTTGGTCCTGATTTCTACTATGGTAGAAGTACAGAATACCAATTTAATGAAGCTGGAAGTTATAAATTTGAATCAGTGGGTGATGCTAGTAAGTCTGTAGAAGTAGAAGTACTTGCTTATATACCTACTCCTCAATCCTACTTGTGGTTAGAACCTTTGAATGAAGAGGATGAGAATTGGTATGAATTAGAACCTTACTCTGAAGCTGCAGAAGATGCAGGGAAGTATATCAAGGCAGGATATCAATTAACTAAATCTAAGAACTGTCAATTCTATTTACGTTGGGGAGACGGTGGTTCTGTTATAACTGGTATAATTCTTGAGGGTTTTTCTGAAACCTATGATTCAAATATTATTATTACTATGGATAAAGCAGGTAGTTATGAATTTTACTATCAAGGCTCCGTAGTTAATCTTACAGTTAAAGATGTTATACCTAAGTATATTTTAACTTGTAATCCAGTAAGTGCAGAACTAAGCAAAGATGTACAAGAAGTATCTACTATCGTAACCTGTACTTCAGATACTGGAGAAGTTTCAGATATTGTATATGAGACAGCTCCTGATGTGGTTCATCCAAGCCCTTATCAATTCTTTACTAATTTACCAGGTAAACATACTTTCTATGTGAAAGCTAATCCTGCAGTTAAAGCAGTATTCATAGTAAACCTGTTGGATGTAGTTGATAAGACAGAACTTACTTGGGAATCCAATGATATTTCGGAACAAGGTATTAATATATTAGTTCCGGAAGGAACAGAATGGTCACTTAAAATAGAATAAACAAAATGGAAAGCAGCTCTTTTAACACATTATTTAAAACTGGTATCATTGGATTCACTTCTGAATGTTATACCATTATCTTTGATTTGAGGTGGATGATTTTATTAGCCTTTGTACTAATACTTACAGATTTTTGGTTTGGGATATCTGCAAGTAGGGCAAAGAAGATTGAAATAAGAAAATCTAGAGCCGGGAGAAGAACTCTTAATAAAATCATTGATTACCTGTGTTACATCTTACTGGGTGCCGTAATAGGTAAAGCCATCGGAGAACCTTACGGATTAAATCCAATAACAGTATCTATAACGGTAATGGTATTATGTTACTGTTTCGAGATAGATAGCATTTATAATCACATCTGTACTCTACATGGTGTAGAAAAGAAGTACAGTATCTGGTCTATCTTTTGGAAATTAATAACCTTCAAGTTCAAGGCTGTAGGAGAGGCTTTCCAAGATATGAAAAACCAATCGAAAGAATATAAGAGTAATAACAATAACGAAGATACATTATGAAAACGTATTTTGATTATGAAGGTATAATAAAGTCTAAGGATGCAGCTGAAGCAATAGCTGCTCCTGTAGGCATTGGTCCATTTTGTGGATTTGGCTCAGCAACGATTGTAAATAATGCAATCACTCTCTTGCCTAATGGAGAACCTACTTCTCCTGCATATCAAGCAATAAAGGATAGAATCCTTTCAAGGTATATGACTAAAGCTGCAGATTCTGGTGAAGGACCAGATACAAACTTTGGTTGTATAGCAAGAGATGGTACAATCTATATTTCTGATAGTGCTAATATTAGTATACCTAATATTGAAGGCTCAAAGGGTTCTAATGAGGATGTGATTGTATTTGCTTACCATACACCTTTGGAAGAGCCTGTACAGAACCCAGTACAGTTCAGAGCTTTCTGGAATGAATCTAATTCGTTCTATTCTCTGTACAAGAAATCAGTAGACCCATTATACCCAACACCCAAGGATTCTAGAAACCTGTCAAAAACAAATGTATTAGAAGATAATGAATTATCCTATGAGTCTCTAGTGAATAGAGCTATGGCTTCAGTATCTCAAGGTTTGGTAGACAAATCCTCAATGGTATTAATTGGTATATATGGTCAAGGTACCAACTCAATAGATAACACAGTAGAGAAATATTCTATTGTTCCCTATGCAGGGAAGTTTCCCCAACCAGTAGAATATAATACTGCTATCCATGGAATGCAACAAGCAAATATAGAAACTCTCTTACGACTATTGCAAGGATTCCCAAACTTTGATATCAAGGCTTACATTGATGAAAAGCTTGGTAGTATGGCAGGAGCCAATATACCAAGAGGATTAATTGCAATGTGGAATGGAGTTTCCGTACCAGAAGGCTGGGCTTTATGTAATGGTCAGATTGTAGAAGACTTACAGACACCAGACTTATCAGGTAAATTCATTGTAGGTTGGTCATCCGGTAATGAAGATTATAATTTGATTGGTAATACTGGTGGCCAAGAGAAAGTAACTCTTTCTACTCAGGAGATACCTTCTCACGTTCACAACTTTGCAGATGCTTACTTTATTGAGGCTTACGATGGTATCGGTATTAATGGTAGTCAGTGGATTGGTAATAACCTTTATGGTAGTAGTAAAACCGATAGGGATAATTCTTATGTAGCACTTTGGGACCATGATACCCGAGCTGCAGGTGGAGGTCAACCTCATGAGAATAGACCACCGTACTACGTATTGGCATATATTATAAAACTATAATAATATGTCTTAACTACTTATATTGTTGACAAAGAACTTTTAATTTAGGGATTATAGGAGAGGGACGTTGGGAAACGCCCCTTTTCTTTTGTGTTTAGTAGTGAAGTTCTTCTTTAGCTTTCTCTTCCCAATATAAGATATCTTGTTTGAGTTCTCCCATGTATTTAACCGACTTCTTAGTTCTAGGCATATCAAAGAACTCAACCAGCATTATATTGGTGATTCTTTCTCCATCTTTAATTCGTTCTTTAATATAAGGAGGTGGAGTAAGTAATACTTCAAATACCATATAAGCATCTGGAGATAATTTCTCTTTCATATACTTATATAATAATTCAAGCATTTCTTCCTTAGCCTTAACCTCTTCATCGTCATCTTCTAACTCTTTATCATTATCAAATAAGTCTTCAAGTTTAAATAGGTTCTGATTGTATTCTGCAATCTCTCCATAGGCAAATCGAAGAAGCTTATTCTTAAATGTAGCAAGAGAAGAAAGGATTCTTGCTTTAAGATGTTCTTCACTACAAGTACCGTAGTACTTATTAAAAACAAATAACATTTTATCCCAGAAATAAGAAGATATTATATCTGGCGTAAGGTTAAACCTTTTGTAATCAATCTGTTTGGTAAGGTTCCGAATAACTGGCTTACAAACTTTGTATAACCGATTAAACATTGCTTCATCATAATCCTGCATGGGTTTTAATCTATGAAGCTCTGAACCATTGTTTCCATTACATTTCCTCATATTCTTTAAGTATTTCGTTATGCAAATATAATAAATATATTTTATATAATATAAGAATATCAAAAAATTTCACCGAACGGCTGAGGATAAGAAGACTAGATATTGTGGACATGAGTTCAGAACTACATGAGGACTATCAAAATCTATTAGTATATAATATTGCAATATAATAATGTATGAAAAAGAATAAAATTAAATTTAGCTTTGCACCTGACTTTCAGTTAGAGATTCTCAGGTTCATCATTCAAGATAAGGAAGGAGGTTTAGTACTAAGCAGAATAAAACCAAGCTACTTAGTACTTATCGAACATTCCTTAATTTGTGAGGGTATACTTAAATACTTCAAGAAGCAAAGAAAGATACCCTCACAGAATGTCCTTAAACAAGTACTCAGAGAAATGCTAGAATCTAAAAACTATGTTGACCTGGTTACTAAGGATGATATCCCAAACCTCGAGAAGGTTATCAAAAATCTTTATTCAATTCAATTATCTGATTCAGAATATATTAAAGAGAAAATCTATCAGTTCTCTACTTATGTTGAAATGAAGAACTTAAATGATTCATTCGACTTAGATAACTTCGAACAGTACGAAGAATATTCTAGAAAGGTAGAGAAGGTTTTACAAAGAAGTAGACCTAAACAGGAGGATGAACCTTTATTCATGATTCGAGATGTTACTGAACGTCAATTTAAAAGGCAGGCAGAACCCTCAGTAGTACCATGCCCATTTAGGCAACTAAACGATTTAACCAATGCGGGAGGATTCCCAGGTGCATCAATCAATGTAATCTTGGATAAACCTAAAGCAAAGAAAACATTCTTCATGGTTAACCTTGCAAGAGGTTACCTTAGAATGAAGAAGTCAGTTTATTATGTGGACACAGAAAATGGTCAAGAACAAATCATGGACCGTTTCATTCAATCAAGTATCAATAAAACTAAGAAGGAATTATATACTGGAGATTATGATAAACTCGAAGCTAAGCATTTAAGGAAACTTGCAAGGTTTGGAGTTGAATTAATCGTTGAAAGAGTACCTGCATTGATTACTGATTGCAATTATATAAGAGAGAAGATACTTACTCTTAGGAGCCAAGGGATTGATATTAAGGTATTGATGGTTGACTATGCAGGGAAGCTTGCTTCTATTGCAAAGGATAAAGAGGATTTTGATAGAATCTCAAATGTATATATTGACTTACAGAATCTTGCTGAGGATTTGCATTTAGATGTTGTATGGACTGCTCATCATATTACTCGTGAAGGTAAGAAACACCAAGCAACTAAATATGATGAGAACGATATATCTGGTTCTATTGCCATTGTACGTAATGCTCAATTCATTATGGGTCTTAACAGTACAGAGCAAGAAGAGAAAGATAATATCCTTCGTTCAGAGATTGTAGTACAAAGGGATGGTCTTCCTTCTGGTAGAGCCTTATTTAGGTGTGATGTAGAAAGGCAAAGATGTACAGAGTTTACTAAAGAACAAAGAAAGAATTATGATGAAGTATATGGTAAGAAACTTGAAGAATCTTTTAAGAAAGGTAATCCTGATGCTGATTCCAAGAAAAGGGAAAGGACAACTGGAGATATATAAATGCAAACTCGGTATTCATGATTGGGTAACCGAACATTGGTGGGAAACCCGACAGAAACCTCGAAGAGCTATATTTTCACACAAAGGAGGTAGAAAGAGGGCTCAGTATTATAATAAGTATTGTACGAGAACCTATTGTAGAATCTGTGGTAAAAAGAAAAAGAGGAATGAGAACTAAAAATGTAGAAGTAGTAAAAGACAGATGGACTGATGGATTAGCTTTAGAAATATCTCATAATGGTTGGCAAACAACTTCTATCAGTAACTTAGATGTTGAGGATTTGAAAAGAATCCGAAAGGTAATTCGTAAAGCAATTAGAAACCATGAAAATAACAAATCAGTTTAAGTCTAGACTTAAGACTTACTTTATTAAAAGACTTGGAGCATTTGATTATAAACATGGCTGGATGAAACTCCCAGTATGCCCATACTGTCATAGGGAATTAAAAATGGGAGTTAACTTATCAATGTATAGAACCAATTGCTTTAGATGTAATGAACATCCGAATCCTTCTCAATTGGTTATGGATATAGAAGGATTCGATACATACCATGAACTAATTAATTTCTTAAATAGTGGAAAATTTGATGAGCTTGAATTTCACGAAGAAAAGGTTGAACTTGCAGAAGCTAAGCCTTTGTATCTACCCGAAGGATTTAGAATCCTTAACCTTGGCCAGTCACAAGTTGCAAAAAGCATTAGAGGATATGTCAAGAGCCGTGGCTTTGTCATCTCTGAGTTGTCTAAGCATGGAATTGGCTATGCGACAAAGGGGGCTTACTTTGGGTACCTCATTATACCCTTTTATTACAGAGGACAACTTAGATATTATAACGCGAGAAATGTTATCGGGCAAGGTCCTCGGTATAACAACCCTAACAAAGATATCACAGGAGTTGGCAAAGAATTTATCATATTTAATTATGATGCGTTGGAGATGTATAGGTCGGTATACATCTGTGAAGGTGCACTCAATGCCCTTACTATTGGAGATAGAGGAATTGCCACAATGGGTAAAGCTATATCTGGATATCAAGTCAATGAATTACTTAAATCCTCATGCGAAAGATTTATTATATTGCTGGACCCAGACGCCAAGAAATACGCAATCAATCTTGCGCTCAAACTTGTTGCCTATAAAAAAGTCAAGGTGGTGTTTTTACCAGAAGGAAAAGATGTAAACGATTTAGGGAGAAAGGAAACTCTTAGGTTAGTATATCAAACAAGGTATCAAAGTTATCAAGATTTAATTCAAATCCGAAACTCTTTGGAGTAAGGATTACCTATTATATTATATAACTTAAAATATTAATGATATGATGAAGATAATCGATTATGTAGTTAAGACTTCAATAGTTTTGGCTGCTCTTTTAATTATGGGATATTTCTTCCCAGTTGTAAGTTGGTTTGAAAAACCCCAACCAAGGAAGAATATGGTTTTCAGATGTGAGATGGTTGATGGTAAAGTTAGGGATTATACTTTAAACTTACCCGAAAATGTTACTTGGTATGTAGGTACCAATAGAGGTTCATATTATGTATCATTTGGTTCTCCCACTAAAAACCTTTATGGGAAGAAATGCCCAATGAATAATAACGAGGGTTGTATTAATGGTGTTTTAGTTTGTAATAGAATAAAATGAGAGAACCCAGTATTCACATTACTAAGTCTCAATTTGAGGAAATATTAAATACCTTAGAGGTAGATAACTTCCCAGTTGAGGCTTTTTTTGTTATTGCACGAAAAGAGGCAATAAATACTAGAGCAGTGGTTGTTTCTAATAAAGGGACAACTAAGAAAGTAACTAACATATTACTAGCATCTAAGGGTAATGCTTCCCTTGTTGCCGATATATTATATGCTACTCGTATAAAGCTTAAGCATAGAGGAGTTCGTAAAATAAACGAAAGTAATACAAGGGAATGGGCTTTATGTAAAAAGCTTGCTGAGATATGTAATACCTTTTGTGAGGATTTTAAATTTGATACTCGGGAAGGATTTATTAAATACATTGAGACTGGTTTAAAGAGGATGACAGATTATCGTAATGTTATGCAAAGGTTAATATCCATGCAGGATAACATTACTAATCAAACAGAAGCCGAGATTAAATTACAGTCAGCAGATTTAGAACTCACTGCTAAGGTACATGATTACTTTGTAAGTAAGATTGCTAAAGCAACTGGTATATATGAATCATATGAAAAGAATCCTGAAAAGTATGTTCACTTTGCTTATGTAGCAGCCTTCTTAGAGGAAGAAGGTTGGGATTATAAGGATTTCATAGATGCTCAGTTTGAATCTCTAGCATGGTGTAATGGTCTACCAGATATTGCTCAGTTATATACTGATAAAGCAGTAGAAAGGTATAATAAGTATTTATATAAAAATAAGAATAAAAAATCCTTAGAGGAACCTCAAGTTGAAGGCTCACTCTGGGATAAGATTAATAATTAAAAACATAACGTTATGAAAGCTTTAAAATTTTTAGGTAACAGAGTAGAGGATGCAGCAAATGCTTTTATTGATGTCCTCAAGTATTCAGACCAGTCGGTAGACTATCCAGATTTCAAGGATATCGAACCTTGGCCAGATGAAATTGTTGATATGTTTAAAGATGCACTAAAGGATAAACCTTTTTCCGAGATTAGTGCTATCTTGATGTATACCCAACAGTCATCAAGGTTTGACCCAATTGCAGAGTTAATGCTTGGTATTGGTTTGGTAGAAATGAGACACTACGACAAGTTATCAGATTTTCTACAAAAGGCAGACCCTTATGAACAGAATCCGGTTATGGATATCTATCCTAAAGTGGAAATGGGTTTTTCTCCTGAAAGTGCTTTGAAGATTGCCTTAGATTCGGAGATAGAAACTATCGGTCATTACAAGAAGATTATGAATAACGTAGCCTTACACGATGACCGGGCAGATTATGATGATGTAATGTACTTATTGAATAAGTTGGTTGCTGATGAGGAACATCATATTAAACTTCTCAAGGAAGCAATGGGAATGGATAAAGCTACTAAAGGTGTAACGGTAATTATCAAATGAGTAGGATAATAATACAAAACGGAAATATGTGCGAACTGGACTTACCTCTTAAGTTCGCACAGAAACTCTACCAGGAATTTTCGGTTAGACATCCAAATGCTTTCTACTTACGTACAAGGCAAAGAGGTATGCAGAACTGGGACGGCAAGATTCATTACATTAACAAGCATGGTGAATTTAAAATAGGTTTACTTCCAGCAGTATATGAGAAGTGTACTGAGTACGGAATTAAACCTAAAGTTGTAGATATGCGACAATCTTTACCTAAAGTCAGTAAAGTTGTTACGAAGATAGGAGAATATAAATTAAGACCAGAACAAGAGAAGGCTGTTAAAGCAGTAATCAATAATAAGGTAGGTAAAGTACCTTTCCAAATTGGAGTTTTAGATTACACTGTTAATGCAGGTAAAACTCTTATCATGTCATCTCTTTATTTATCCTATAAGAAGCAGTTAAAGACTTTGCTAATAACTAATGACTCTGATTGGTTGAATCAAGCTAGAGATGAATTTAAGAAATACCTTCCGGGAGAACAGATTACATTTGTTCAGGGTAAGGTATTAAACTGGAGTAACTTTACAATCGGCATGGTTCAATCTATTTCTCGTAACATGAGATTCTATCAGAATGAACTATCTAAGGTAGATATGGTTTTGGTAGATGAGGCTGACCAAGCGGGTAGTAAGCAATATCAAAATGTACTTACTCGTTTATTTAATACCAGAGTTCGTATAGGATTATCTGGTACCATTTATATGAGTAAGCTTGCAAAAGACAAAGTAAAGAATATGAATCTTGAAGTATTCTTTGGTAAAGTACTTGCAGAGTTTAAACTTAAGGATTCTATTAAAAAAGGTTATTCAACCAGTACAATCGTAAAGATGGTACCAAGTAAACCTTGGTATGGTAATTGGGAATCAGAAGAAGTATCTTATAAAGAAGTATATGATGATTCTATTACCTTCAATAAATATGCCAGAAAGATGGTTTATGACAGACTTAAATGGAATATTAAACAAGGTAGATATCCTGCACTCGTAGTATGTAAATTTATTGCACACTGTGAGAAATTATGCAAATACTTTAAAAAGAAGCTAGGAAGTAAATATAATATTGCCTGTGTGCATGTAGATACTCCTTCAAGGATAAGACAACAAATAATGAAAGATTTTAGGGAAGGCAAGATTGATATCCTGGTATCAACTACAATCATTGCTCGAGGTAAAAACTTCCCTAAGCTTAGGTATTTACTTAATGCAGCATCAATGGATAGCCAGGAAAAATCTATTCAGTTCCTGGGTCGTTTGGTTAGAACAGATTCTTCAAAGAAAAAGGTTTACCTTGATGACCTACATTATCCAGGTCCTTATCTTAATAGGCATGGTAAACATAGGAAGCAGTATTATCAAAAACAAGAATTGAAAGTTATTCTGTTAGAGAAGATATGGAAGAATCATCCTATTCATTCTTTATGAGAATACCTTACTTAATCTGTTCTATTAAGTACTATGGATAATTACTTTTTCCGGTAGGAGGAAGTAATTAATCTAATAGAGGGACATAGGGCATTAATCATTAAATTAAAAGATATGGAATTACTAATACTTGTAGTACTGGGAGTGATAATCGGAATACTTTATCTCTATTCATCTCAGTATGATTGCAATGAATACAAATACAGATGTCATCATTGCAAGAAGAAATTCAAGGAGAGCGATATAAAGGATTTAAGAGGTCCTTGGCATACTAAGGATTGGACTTGTCCTCATTGTAAACATCAAAATGTAACACTCAAAAGTTATGATTACTAAGTTATATAAGAAATTCATAGATAAGATAATCGGAGAGGAACAATCTCCTCTCCATGTTTTTAACTGTACTACCCTGGTATGGATATCAGATATACAATCTGTTCAGGTAATGGCTAACGAATACAAGGTATATTTTGATTTATCTTTCTGTTCAGGACTGCAGGTTAGAGTACTAACTTATACTGACTCTCGTTACTCACAACACTTGGGTGATATCAGGAAACTATTTATTAATGCAATTGGACATTCCTACTTACCACTGTATGAGTCGGAATTGAAGATTGGAGATTCAGCTATAAGACTAACAGAAAAAAAAATAGATGATTAATTATGGCAAAGAAAAAACAAATACTTCCCGACTTAACCAAGCAGGATATCCTAACACCTTTAGATATCTCTCAGTTGGGAAGTAATGGAGACCCATGCTTTGGTATTGGGTATGATTTATCCACTAAAGAGTGTAAATTATGCGGAGACTCAGAACTATGTGCGTTCAAGATGTCCCAGAACTTGAATATTACAAGAAAAGAATTAGAACAGAAGAATCAATACAAAGATTTGGATGTATTAGAAGACACGGTTGGTATCAAGAAATACATCCGAGGCTTGATTCGGAAAGGGAAAGACAGAAAAGAAATTATCTCAAAGACAGTTGAGAAATTCGAAGTACCAAAGAAACGTATTAGAGAACTTTATAGAGAATGCAATGGGAAAGGTCAGTAAGTTAAGAATGATATGGGCAATGTTTAAGTTATATCTTAACAACCCAAATTATTATGTACGGCAAGATGATGTTCTTGCTGATTTGTTTATGCAGGGTGAATATGACGTAGAAAGATTCTGTCATTCACTCGGAGTAACTCCTCAACGAGGATTAACCTTTGGACAACTTTTAAAAAAATGTAATATATTATGAACAGATTCAGATTTATTAAAGTAAGAGACGTAAAGACTCCATCGAGAGGTAATGCAGGTGATGCAGGTTTAGATTTCTATATCCCAAGAAACTTAGACCCTCAACAATTAATTCAAATCGAGGCAAACCAGTCTCCAAATCATTTTACTCCAGATTTTGTGTTGGGAGTAAATACAACTACCAATTTCATAACCGATATTCAGATTTATCCGGGAGGGAGAATCCTTATTCCATCAGGTATTAAACCTCTTATTGAACCTCAAGAGTCAATGCTCATGGCAGCTAATAAGTCTGGGCTTGCTTCTAAAAGAGGTCTTCTGTATACTGCCGAGATTGTAGATTCTCCTTATGTAGGAGAGATTCATATCGGTATAATCAATCTCAGTCGAGTAATACAGACTCTAAGAGTAGATGAGAAAGCAACCCAATTTATTCATGTACCAATCTATCTCACAGAACCTGAAGAGATTCAATCAGAGGAATTTTATTCTGAGTCTCAAATGTGGGGAACAAGAGGTGAAGGTGGATTTAATTCAACAGGAAGTAAATAAACATGGATATCAGAAATATTAAGGAAACAGTACCTACTTTAGAAGTAGGTACGTATTTACAATCAATGTATTCTCTTTCGTTAGAACAATTAGACGGCTACAGGCAAATAGAAAAGTTACCGGATTACCCAGTTGATATCAATAATCACCAAAATCAGGTAGTTCTTAAGGATTTTATTGCCAGGGTTATCGAAGAACTAATGGAGGGTTATGAATCTACCTCTGAGGTAGTAAAGATATGCCACAAGTGGGGATGGAATATTGACCAGCTAACAGAAGATGAATATACTCAAGTACTTAATCATTTGCAAAATGCCAATGAAGAACAGGGAGATGCTTTGGGATTTCTATTCACTTTGTTCCACTTTGCAAATATACTACCAGAAGACATCTTCTCATGGGGGACATCTTATGTAATTGATTACTCTGACTTCAAAGTAAAAGAATTGAAGGACGTAATTACCTTGGGTATGGCAATGGTTACAGAAGGTAGTATTGGTTTAGTTAATCGGTTTAATATGATTGATGAAGACCATGAATCTGTAAAAGATTATACTCCTGGGTTTAATACTTTAAGTGAAGCATCTCATGAAGAAGAGAAGGTATTATTATTCAATGTAGTATATGAATTGAATATTGCAAGGAATCTTCTTAAGTGTAGACCCTGGAAACAAACCCAAGTAATGACTAAGGAATTAGACTTTCAGTATTCTTTGGTAAAAGCTTTCTATCTATATATGGGATTCTTGGGTATCCAGGGATTTTCAGATGAATCAATCTATAGGTTATTCTTTAAGAAACAAAGACTTAACCTCTGGAGACAAAAAACAAATTACTAATGAAGAAAGACAATATACCAGGTTACCCAGGACATTACTTAAATCGAAAAGGAACTCTTTGGAGATTTAAAAATGGTGAATGGATAAAAGTGAAAAGGTATATTAGTCCAAAAGGGTATCCACATGTTCATCTCTATAATGTTAAGACTAAAAGGTCACATATAAAAAGGTTGAATAGGTTAGTGGCTACCCTTTATATACCTAATCCGGATAATTTACCAGTAGTAATGCACCTCGATAATAACCCATTAAATAATAAAGTGAGTAATTTAAAGTGGGGTACCTATAAAGAGAATACCAAACAGATGATGAGAGAAGGTAGGAATAAAGGTCAATTTAGTTCTAAACTATCCCTCGAACAAATGAGGGAGGTAGTAAGATTATACGATTCAGGTAAGTTTACGTTAAAAGAATTATCAACTAAATTTAATTGTAAGAATATGAGTAGGATAGTAAGAAGAGTAAAAGGGGAGGTAGTAAAATGAGTGGTTGGAACTCTAGGTTACCGGGTCTTCAATCTAATACGGAGGAGACCCTCCACTCTTTGGAGTTTGCTACTTCACAAGAGGCATGGGAGAAATTGAACGAGGCTTTCTTAAGATTAGACCCTGTTCTTTTTGATAAAGGTGCTACTGCAAACAGTGGAGTTGCAGTAGCATACAACGTGTTTATAAAAATACGTAAAGCATGGGTAGACCCAGATTTTGATTACGGCAGGTGTTTTAATTACAAAGAAACTAAGTGGACGAGCTTATTGAATAATTATATTGATTTTAATAAGTTAGACCTCTTACGTAGCAAATTAAGAATCCTGAAAAACAAATATAATCAGAATTACAATGTTACGTATATGTTTAACAATCATCATGATAATGGTAAACAATGTTTAATTGCTGCAACTTTTTCGAAGAGATTTCAAGAGGACATTCCGGTTATAACCATGGTTGTTCGAGCCTCCGAGATAACGAAGAGGTTGATATTCGACTTCCTATTGATTCAGCGAATGGCAGAATACGTGTATGGGCCAGAACAGTCGGTACAGATCAACTTATTTGCGACTCAAATGTATGGGAATGTAGAAACACTCTTAATGTACTCGGCTTATAAACCCCTAAAGAAAGTAATCAAGGGTATAGATAATCCTTGGACTAAAAGGGTTAAGGAGGTTTATAAGAAAATCCAAAATGGTACAGAAAAGGAATGGTCTTCCTTTAAGGTATTCTTCCGAAGTTTTAAAGTACTTCGTCCGGACTTATACGAATACCAAGCTTTGTTAGCAAAGGACTTGCTATTAGAATATGAAGATATAGAATATCCAGAAAATGTGATATCCTATTCTCAACGTAAAGCATATAAGAAGAAACTTTTAAAGAAACAAAAGAATGAGAATCTACAGTAATTCTTTTGAGTTAATGTCAGAACTTGGCAGAGAACTCAACAGTTATGGTCAAACTGTAAAACCAAAGACCTATCAGAATCAAGTCATTGAAGGTAAAGAGGGATTCGAAACTAAGGAACTCATTTGCCAACAGTATTGCTTAACTTCACTCGGAGACCCGGTATGGTTATTTGTATTCTCTCATTCAAAAGAATGGGCAGATGCCGAGTTTGATGAAAGAATTGGTTGGTACGAATTAAATCCTGGTAAAGCTTGGGAACTGAGGAAAGATTTATGGGAACAGTTCCTGGTAAATGGTAGATTTGATTATACCTATCCAGAACGTATTTGGAATCAATTATATCTGTATGGTAGTACATCATTTAATTGTGATTCTGCAATGCAATCTGTTATCGAACTACTTAAAAGGGATAATGATACTCGTAAGGCAGTACTCCCTATATTCCATGGTACGGATTTAAGATTTCTCGATGGAAGTAAACGTATTCCATGTTCTATGTATTATGATTTCCTTATCCGTCAGAATGGTAAAGGAGAGAAGGTATTACATATTTGCTATCATCAAAGGAGTTCAGATTTTGTTACTCATTTTGGTAATGATGTATACCTTGCATGGAAACTTATGGAATATGTAGCTAAAGAGGTTGGAGTTAAACCAGGTTACTTATATCATACAATTGATTCTCTTCATTCTTACAAGAAAGATTGGAAATACCTAAATACCAATCTTGAAGATTTACAGGACTCATTCTAATATTAGAGGGGTGTATCTACTACGGGTGGGTATGTCCCTCTTTCTATTTATAATATATGGAAACGAGATATAAGATAATTAAGAATAAAAGAGAACTCAAGAAACTTATTGCTTGTTGCAAAGCAACTGGTTATGCTTGCTGTGACTACGAAACTAATGCTGAACCAATCTATAACAAAAGTTTCAAGCCAACTATTCTCTCGGTATCTTGGATGCCAGGATTTGGTGCTTCTATTCCCTTAGACCATTTCCAAACCAAAGAATATACTTCACCAGGGTGGAATTGGAAGAAGATGTTAAGGAAATTTGGGGAAGAGGTTATTGAGAATTATGATATTGTAAAGGTTGCATGGAACTGGAAATTCGATGACCAGATTAATCAAAAGTATCACATCTATTATAGGGGTACTTGCCTTGATGGGATGCTTGCAAAATATGTTCTCAATGAGGAAAAACCTCACGGTCTAAAGGATATGGTTAGAAGATATTTACCTGAATACGGTGATTATGAAAAGCAAGATAAATTCGATAAGATACCATGGGATAAAAAGGAATTAGACCCATTATGTAAATATGGTTGTCAAGATACAGACTTTACATTACGATTAATGATATTCTTTGAGAAGAAGTTAATTGACTTAAAGATGTATTCGGTATTTCGTAATTTATTCATGTGTAATTCTCGGGTATTAACTTCTGTAGAGAAAGAGGGATTATATCTTGATAGAGATTTCAATCAGAAATTGCTTGAGGAATATAAACCAAAAATTGATGCTGCTAGACAGGCAATCTATGATTTACCAAGGGTAAAGAAGTTTACCAAAAAATATAACCAAGGTAAAATTGAAAGATATATCGAATCTATTTACCAAGAACTTGAAGAGTTAGATTATAATGACCCAAAAGACAAACGTAAGATTGATTCAAGACAACAGAAAATATCTAATATTCGTGCAGGGATATTTACTACCAAGAAAGAACAGGAACTTATAAGACCTCTTAATCTTGGTAGTCCAGTTGATTTACCCCAACTCATGTATTCAGATTCTGGTTTTAAATTCCCAGTAATTAAAAATAATGAATCGGGTAAGCCAAGTACCGATGAAGATACTTTGGTTGAATTAAGGTTAACAATAAAAGACCCAGAATCTCCAAAAGCAATATTCCTTGATAAGCTACTTGAATTAAGAGGTTTGCAGAAAATGTATACTACTTATATTGAGGGTTGGCATGAAAAAGTCCAAGATGATTCTCGATTACATGGTAGGTATAATATACATGGTACTGATTCTAATAGATTTAGTTCGGCTGACCCAAATATGCAGCAAATACCAAAGACATCAGTAGACCCAAATATCAAGAAACAATTAGTTGCTCCTCCAGGTTATTTATATATGGCATTCGACTATTCTCAGGCAGAGTTAAGAATGATGGCTCATTTATCTGGAGATGAAACCTATCTGGAAGCATTTGCTAAAGGAGTAGACCCTCACCTTGGTATAGCAGCAGCAAAGTATGGTGTTTCAATTGAAGAAGCAAGTAAAGCTTATGAAGATGAAACACATCCGGATTATAAATTATGGAAGGTAAGGAGAAAGCAAGCTAAACAGATTGCTTTTGGACTTATTTATGGAATTGGTAATAAATTGCTAGCAGTTAAACTATCCGACCCAAAAGCGGGTATTATAGTTACACCAGAAGAAGCAGCAAAGGAAATGGAAGTATTCTTTGGTCAACATCCTAAGATTAGGAAGTTTAAAGAGAAACAAGAGAAATTCCTTCGTAAGCATGGGTATTACACCCAATTATTTGGTACTAAACGAAGACTCCCCCAAATATATTCAAATGATAAGCAAGAAGTTGCTTATGCAATTCGTTTAGGTCTTAACTTCCCATGTCAAGGTGCTGCAGCAAATATGACCAATTTCGGAGCTATCCTTGTTTATTGGTTAATGAGACAAGGTAAATTACCAATGATGAAAGAAGCTTGTACAGTACATGATGCTGTATATATGTATTCTAAACCTCAAGATATTAACACATGGACTGTATATACAATCTGGAATATCCTACGTAATCCGAGTACGAAAAGGTATTTCGGATTTCAAGTTGATGATGTTGATATGGACATGGACTTTACCATTGGTAGAACTATGGCAGAGGAATTGCCATTTATTCCTGGGTATGATTATCGTAAGATGTTACAACCCGATTTCTCGGTAGAGGAGTATATGGAAGAGCATAAGAAATATAAGCATATTCACATCAAACAGTTTAAAGAAAGATTTAACAAACAAATAAAGAGATATGAAAAAGATTTTGAATGGACCCACAGTATGGCGAGCTAAGTGCCCATACTGTGATTGTGAATTTGAATATGATTATTCAGAAGTAGATTCACATACCTTTGCAGATTGTAAACTTGTAAAATGTCCTGGATGTAATAGGTATTTACATCATAAAGAAAATCCAAAATCACCTACAGAAGTGAAGAAAGAGGATACTATGACAACATAAAATAATAAAATATTATAAACTATGGCAACTGAAGAACAAATAATGAATACAAATAGGCTATCATCTTTAACTTATATGATATCTGCTTGTTTAGAGTTCTCTATCCAAAATCTTAATTATCAATTAGACCAATGTAATCTGAGATTAGTCGGTAGAGATAAGATGGTATTCAATAGAGTAAGGTCTCAGATAGAGCAACTTCAATCGAATCTAAAGTTATTAGAGGATTTAGCCTTTGGAGTAATGAAGGATGAAGATGCAAGGTTAGCTTATGAAGATGCTACCCATATTTATTGGGCTTTGTTTATGACTTTAGTAGATAGAGGAGGGACAGATAATTTATGTGATTTAAGATTCAAAGCTTTAATCGATATAATTGGTAAGTATGAATCTATTCTTCACTTGCCTGGTTTAGATACTGCATACCATTGTGCATTTGCTCAGGTATCTAAAGCAATTCAAGAAGGTAAATATTCAAAAGAAGATTTTAAGAATTTATTGAAAGTACATGAAGACGGAACTGAAGAAACTAAAGGTTAAATTCGAAGGTAATATCATAACCATAGATATTGCTAAGGAATTATCCATTAATGAAAATATCATTAATTCTCAGTTAAGGGAATCTCCTACTAGTTATTATATACTTTGTTCTTTAAGAGATAAGTATATTAAAGAAAGAGATGCTCTAGCAAGGGAAAAGGATGAAGCTTATTCTGCTGCTTGGATATTTATTAAAGAATCTAATGAAAGATTCAATAATGATTACGTTGCTCATAAGGCTAACATATCCCCAAAATATAAATCGATATATCAACGATATTTGAAAGCAGTAGAAAAGGCTAACAAGTATATTACAATATGTAGAGCTTATGAGTCTA